GCAAGATCGCAAGCGCAGCGACGCTGGGCCTACGGCGTGAAGGGAAAAGCGTGGGCAAAGCGTCACCACTTCAACAACAAGGGCAAGTTGCCCAAGCGTGTGAAGCGGAAGCGTAAGTGAACATCGGCGTCTTCGGCTGCGACCCTGGAGGCGCAACAGGCCTAGCCTGGGGCATCTTCAACCCGCACGCCAAAGGGGGCGTGGCCGAGGCGCTGAAGACCAAGCAGCGTGATGGTAGTACAACCATCAAGGGTGATGCGCGTTACCAGATACGCGAGATCGCCCGGATGTGGCAGGCTTTCTACACCGTGTGCGTGCGTACCGGCCAGCTGCCTCCCGAGAATGTGTGGCTGGTGATGGAGGACTTCATCTACAAACCGGGCACGGTATACGGCGGTGATTCCTCTGAAATCAGCACCGCAATCATCTGGGGAGTCGAGGGATACCGGCTAGGCACAAAGGATGAGTGGACAAAGCACCGACGCGGCGCATTTGCCACTAGCATGCCTGACGTGATCCTTCAAACTGCCGGTGAGGCCAAAGGCTTCTGTACAAACGAGCGCATGAAGGAGTTTGGCATCTGGGTTCGGGGCAAGGAACACGAGCGGTCAGCCTGGGCCCACATTGCAACCTTCCTAGCGCGGTACATACAGCAGCATCACTAATCCTCACCCGAGCGCGTATACGCGCGAGCGCGAGCGCGTGTATGCGCGTGTACGCGAGCGCGTGCGCGCCGCGCCGGAGCAAACCCCCGATTCCGCCACGCACTGCCGGCATCAGGTAGGGTTCCGGTCGTGCCGCAGCCCCCGTACCCAGACCATGATCGTTACCCATCTCCGCTCCCGGAGACGTGGGTTGACATCAAGCTAGGTCCGGGCCAAGAGCCAAATGCCTATGGGCATGACGGGTCATGGCAATGGGATGCGATGGCGATGATGGGGACGACTGTGGACCCCACAGCGGTTCGTCGCAATGGCGAGCCGATCACGTTCATCTCACGGTGGCCGGAGCGCTGGTGAGTGGCAGGTAGACGCGTCCCAGAGCACAAGGCCATGCGGCCTGCCTCTGAGGGTGGGCAGAAGATGCCCAACTGGCAGAAGATGAAGAAGAAGCCCAAGCCACGTGGGGCTGCGGGGCAGCGCAACAAGATTGGCGCGGTCTGCGGAGCCAAGAAGAAGAATGGCGGCAAGTGCACGCTGGCGGCTGGGTGGGGCACGAATCACCCAGGCATCGGCAGTTGCAAGCTGCACGGCGGCTCCGTACCTAATCACATCAAGTCTGCGATCAAGGAGGAGTATCGCATCCTTTTCGGCAGCCCGATGGAGATCAACCCATTGGAGGCGCTGATCTGGTGCATCAAGGTACGTGCCGGCGAAGTCAAGTGGCTGAGTGACCGCATGGCGGAGTTGGACGAGAAGCACTGGATCGAGGACACGATTGTCGGCAAGCAGTTCCACCTGTATGCGCGTGAGCGCCAAAAGGCTATGAATGACTTGGCCCGCTTCTCCCAACAGGCGATCAGCCTTGGGATCGCGGAGCGCGCTGTCAAGATGGCGGAGACCTATGCCGACCTTCTTGCGCGACTCATCCAGGGGATACTCGGTGACCTGGATTTGACACCGGAGCAGCGGGCCAAGGCTCCTGGCATCGTGCGCAAGCACTTGATTGCCATTGATGGTGGCGCTGCCGAGGCAGGCACCGCAGGTGTCGCGCTGGCACTGGAGGCTGGCAAATGATGAGCTCTGATCTACCCAACGTGCTTACCGTCATCCTACAGAGGCTGGAGCAGGCGATCGCTGCCCTGGAGCGCATCGCCACTGCCATGGAGCAGGCAGTTGCCGAAGAAGAGGATGACGAAGACAGTTGAACAAGACCTGCATGAGCAGACGTTTGACGACGTCATGCAGTGGCGGCTTCGCACACTTATCGAGGCCAACGTCCTGTACGCGATCGCTGTTGATCTAGCCAAAAGTTCCGGAGACTTGCACAAGATGGTGAGAGACAAGGAGCGAGGATGCCCAGACGATCTGCTGCGGCAGATATACCTGTAGAGCCACAAGCCAGGTGGCCTGAGGGAATCGGCAGCCTCGCACTCGATAGGCTGTACCCACCAGAGGATCCGTTCATAACGGATCCTGTTGGTTGGTTCCATGACAAACTCGGGCATCATCTGTGGGCCAAGCAGGTGGAGATTCTCGAGTCGGTCAGGGACAACAGGATGACTGCCGTCAAGTCCTGCCATGGACCTGGTAAGTCATTCACAGGTAGTGGGGTGATCGGGTGGTACTTGGACGTTCACATGCTCGGCACAGCGTTCGCTGTCACTACTGCGCCATCATGGCCGCAGGTGCAGGCGATTCTGTGGCGTGAGATTCGTCGTCGTCATCGTGAGGGTGCGTTGCGGGGACGCATCACTCTCGACTGTCAGTGGCACATGGGGGACGAGGGTACCAAGCGTGCTGATAGCAGTGAGGAGCTCATCGCTATGGGGCGAAAGCCAGCTGACTATGACGAGGACACGTTCCAGGGCATTCACTCGCGTTACTTCTTGGCGGTGCTCGACGAGGCCTGCGGTATCCCCCTAAGCCTGTGGACCTCTGTCTTGGCCCTGGTCACTAACGAGAACGCGCGAGTGCTTGCCCTGGGAAACCCGGATGACCCGAACAGCCACTTCGCAAAGGTGTGTAAGCCAGGGTCAGGCTGGAATGTCATCCAGATCAGCGTCTGGGATACGCCCAACTTCACCGGCAACCACAACTGTGCCGTGTGTGGGCAGTACATGGGCGACGAAGTCATGGAGAGTTTGGTCAGTAAGATCTGGGTCGAGACGGCTCGTCAGGAGTGGGGTGAGGGATCACCTACCTGGGTCGCTAAGGTGGAGGGTGAGTTCCCGGACGTCAGCGACGAGTACCTGATCTCCCCAGCCCTCATTCAGTATTGCTGGGAGCGCGACCTGCCCGGTCTAGGCGTGGGACGCTACGGCGTTGATATCGCGCGTTACGGCATTGACCATTCCTGCATGTACCGCAACCGAGACGGTGTCATCAGGCTCACCGAGAAGTGGTCGAAGACTGACACTATGACTTCTGCCGGCAAGATCAAGGTGTGGCTGGGTTCCCATGGCAATAACACGCCGCCAGCCACGATCGACATCATCGGGGTTGGTGCCGGCGTGTACGACAGATTGCGTGAGCAGCGACTCAACGTCGCGCCACACCAGGGTAGTCAGGCAGCGGCGAACCCATTGAAGTTCAAGAACAGACGCAGTGAGGTGTGGTGGACGTTCCGCGAGCTCATGGAGGAAGGTCTCATCGACCTTGACCCCAGCGATGAGACCTTGGCGGCCCAGCTAGGGTCCGTCAAATGGAACGTTGACAGTGCTGGCAGGATCTACGTGGAGACGAAGGAAGACATGCGCGAGCGTGGTCTCCCTTCCCCCGACCACGCTGATGCTGCCATTCTCTCCACGGTCAGTGCTGTCAACGTTCTTGATATGCGTGGAGTTTCCTCGACCGCAACTATCACAGGCGATCTACTACACAAGAAGATGTAAGGAGGGAGATATGGCAAAGCTGACAAAGTCCGGTAAGCACAGCGTCGTCAACATGCCAACAGTGCGCAACACCCCGGCACAGCCCGTCAAGGGCAAGTAATGACCGACTGGTGGACAGTCGCGTATCCGGGTGGGCCCATGGTGAGGGTCAAGGGCTTCCCCAGGGTGCTCTACCCACCCGATGCTGCCGCGCATGGCTACCCACCGTCAAAGGATGGTCCAGATGTCGAAGCGTACAAGCGAACGGTATCACGGCTAGGTCGTTGGCCGTGGCAGCAGTTCAACCGCAAGTACAGCGACGACTTCGCTCACGGGACCAGTGGCAACGTGGGCCAGACGGGGATGGCTGGCTTTCAGCGGCAGATGCACATCGATGATACCGGCTACATTGGTACATCTACCTTCAACGCGCTTAGGTCAGCTCGCATTCCTGCTTCTCTGCCTCACGCTGGCGAGCCTGGTATGGATGCGACGGCGGTGACCCTGATCAACCAGGCGTACGATCTGTTCAAGGGTCACGAGCCGCCGCCACCGCCAGCCGAGTCAATCAGGCACGCAGCCCTGATGCGAGCGGTGACGCAGATCGGAACTGTCGAGCATGGCGACAACATGCAACCATACGGCGAGTGGTATGGAATGAATGGTGTGCCTTGGTGCGCGATCTTCGCTACTTGGTGCTATGAGCACGGTGCGGCAGATCTCGGGAAGGATTCACCGAGCTTCAAGGCTGGCTCCTACTACTCGTACGTTCCGTACATCGTTGGTGATGCACGCAACGGCAGGAACGGTCTGAAGACAACAGATAGTCCAATCCCAGGAGACCTGGTGTGCTACGACTGGAACTGGGACGGCACTCACGACCACGTTGGAATCTTCGAAGCATGGCATGGAGCGGATTTCAGTACGGTCGAGGGAAACACCAGCGCTGCCGATTACTCCAATGGCGGCATGGTATTGCGCTGCACCCGCAACAAGAGTCAGCAAGGCACAGTGTTCGTGAGGGTGGCCGAATGAGTGATAGTCGTCGCAAGTACGTGGACTTGACGGCGATGATCCTTGCAACGGGGATCACAACTTCAATCATCTTCCTCACGATTGGCATCGTTTGGAGCGCGGTTCAGAACGGTTCGACAGCCGCGACTTTGAGCGAGAACGAGACGCAGGTGCTCATCTCCGCCTTTGGTGGCATCTTCGGTATTCTAGGTGCTTACATTGGCTATCAGCTCGGGAACGGCGCGAAGGAGAAAGATCAGGTAGCATTGCCGCCGGATGGTCTCGAGGACACCAAGGAAAGGTGGCCCAAGGTCGAATGACTATCACCAAGATGGAAGTCGCGACGATTGCAATCGCCGTCATCTTTCTCGTCTACCTGATTCACACCTGGTAGGCTGAGATGCCTCCTGTCGGAAGACCCAGGGTGACGACACGTCAGGGAGCACGTCCTCCCCTCAACCTGATCGGTGTCGCCGACCCGTTCAACTATGGCATCGGGCTGAACCCGCAGACTGGGCAGGTCGCCCCATGGCATATGTTCATCGACCTGCAGGAGACGGTGCCCGAGTGGTTCTGGCCGAACAGCGTCTGGACCGCCGAGCAGATGCGCACGGATTCGCAGCTGGCTGCCCTACTAACGTCCGTGATGTGGGGGATCAGCCAGCTGCGATTCGTGATTGACGAGAACGGTGCTAAGCCGGATCTGGTCACAGAGATTTCCGAGGACCTCAATCTGCCGGTCATGGGCGAGGATCACAAGCCGCAGGGTAGGCTGAAGCACAGGTTCAGTCACCAGAGGTTCGTGCTACAGGCGATGTTGTCCGTGATCTACGGGCACATGTTCTTCGAGCAGAATGGTGAGGTCGTGGACGGCAAGTGGCGGCTGCGGAAGATGTTCCCGATCATGCCGCGTACGATCTCGCAGATCAATGTCGAGGATGACGGCAGCCTCGTGAATGTCATCCAGTGGGCGAGCAGGAACAGCTTCCTGAGCGCCAACCCGCCACTCTCTTCCTTCGCCGAGCCGATTCCGGTTGAGCGGCTGACAGGCTTCATCTTCCAAATGGAAGGGATGAACTGGCATGGTCGCAGCATGATGCGCGACTGCTTCAAGGACTGGGTACTAAAGGATCGCCTCATGAGGGTGGAGGCAATCAACCACGAGCGTGCCGGCGGTGTCCCGTATGCTGTTGGTCCGCAGGGTGCAACTCTCACCGAGATTGAAGACCTGGGCCAGATGATGCAGCAATTCCGCATCGGCGAGACCGCCGGTGGCGCTGTCCCTTATGGCAGCTCGGTTCATATCGCCAAGGGATCAGGAAGCGACATTGACGCGACCATCAAGCGATACGACGAGTCAATGGCCCGTCGTTTCATGCTGATGCTCGCCAATCTGGCCCAGGGTGGCTCTCATGTCGGCAGCTATGCGCTGGGTGAGACGTTTGAGGACTTCTTCTTGGTGGCACAACGTCACATCGCCCAGTGGTACTGTGACATTGTGAATGAACATGTCATCGAGGACATCGTGGACTGGAACTACGGTGAGGACGAGGAGTTTGTACCCAAGATCACCTGGGAGCGCACGAGCGAAGATAGTCTGGGTGTAGAACAGCTGTCGATGCTGGTGCAGCGCGGTGTGATCATCATGGACGAGGAGTTGGAGAACGCTGTCCGCTACAAGTACCAGCTGCCCAGCCGGAGCACCCCACGGCCAAATATCATCGTTGGTCCTGGTGTTCCGAGGCAACCGCAGGAACTTGCCCCTGGTCAGGTCACACCGCCAAGGGGAGAGATCCCGGAGTCTGCCAATCCCGTTCCAGCAGGAGCGGGTGTGACGCAGCCGGTGAAGGCAGCAGGGGACCCGTCGGGTGCTCCCTCCTCGGGATCCCCTGCCATTCGCGCGTCGTTCAACTGGAAGCGGTTCGGGCGGAAGAAGCCAGACGTGATGGCGGCTGGTTCTCCGGCGCTGGTCACGGTAGCAAACGTGCCAGTCATGCATGCCGGGATCGAGTATTCGCTCAGCACTGGTCCTAAGACGTTCACGCCCGAAGACCTGCGCGACGCGGTAACGGCGGCCAACGAGGACAAGAGCATCAGGCCTGCCAGACTGAAGATCGGTCACGTTGACCCACGGTTCAACGATACTCAGGTCTTCGACGGCACACCGAACTTCGGTGTCGCCACAAACCTCCGCCTGTCAGAGAATGGCATGGCGGTGTACGCTGACTTCGTCGGCGTTCCGAAGTGGCTGGCGGAGATCATGCCGACAGCCTATCCCTCACGCTCGGTCGAGGGATACACCAACGCGCTTGCCTATGCACCAGACGGCATGCAGTTGGAGAGTCAGATGGGTAAGCGGTGGCGCTTCGTGATCTCCGCTTGCTCGTTGCTCGGTGTATCTTGGCCGGGCATCACTGTACTTGAGGACCTCCCTCAGTTCTACGGCGACGAGGTACCGGACGGAGTCAATATCGACCCGGCACTCTTGCTTGCAAAAGGAGGCGATCCAGTGAAGTTCCGCAAGGGCAAGACTGCCGCGTCGAGAAATCTGGATGACGTGCGCAGAGCGTTCTACGACGACTTTGTGACAAGCCGCCCAGATGCGAACTGGTGGTGGGTCCAGGCGATCCTGATGGATCCGAACGAACTCGTTGTGGAAGATGACGAGACCGGTCAGCTGTACAAGATCGGCTTCGCCTCGGGAGACGATGGCGTCGTGTTCACAGACCCGATGCCCATCAAGCTCGACTACATCCCGGACACCGTCGAGGCATTCAAAGCAGCTGCCTCGCACGTAGCAGCGACGCTGGCGATCGGCAGAGACGTGGCCGCCAGCTGGGACACAAGGGAGGATAGCCTCCCGCAATCAGACACAGGAGGTTCGATGGATCCCAAGCTGATCCGCGATCGCCTGGGACTGCCGGAGGAAGCAACCGACGAGCAGGTCCAGGAGACCCTCCGCGAGCTCAATGCCGCAGCCGGCATCACGCCCGAGCCACAGATCGTACCGCCTGTGGCCGAGCCGACGCCTGCGGCAGAGCCGACCGGAGAGCCGACTCCTGCGGCGGAGCCAGTGGCTCCTGCCGTCGTGGCGGCAAGCGCGTTGCCTCCCGGCGTGGTCCTGGTGGACAAGGCGCAGTACGACAGCATGATCGCAGCGAGCAACGAGACTCGTGACTTCATGGCAGAGCATCGCCGGTCGAAGCGCGAGGGTCTGGTGACCGCTGCCATGCAGGACGGTCGCATCGCTCCAGCGAGCAAGGACCACTGGCTCACGTACCTGGAGCACGATCCCAAGGGTGAGGAGACGCTTGCGTCTCTGCAGCCCGGTCTCATCCCGGTCGAGTTGCGCGCGACGGCAATGGGCGCAGACGGCGAGGGCCAGGACCCGTTCAACCAGGAGCAGGTTGCGTCGTGGTCGGCGCAGCTGTTCCCCGAGGTTCGCGCGCAACAGGCGCAGGACGCCATGGTGGCCGCTGGTCATGCCATGCCGTCTCGCTCCCGCATCAGCGCGGACGGGCACTACTCAAGGCGGTGACGGCATGAACAACGAGTGCATCCCGTACTTCGAGGCAGCGTACACCCAGAAGATCACGGTGCACGCTGGCTATGCGATGACGGGCAAGACTCTGGCCGGTCCCAAGACCGGCTACCAGGGGTCTGGTCCGGCTCTCGCGCCAGACCCGTTGGCCGCCGGTGACGGTGGCAACCTCGTCGTCCCGGCTGCTCCGGTAGCGGGTGGCGAGGTCAGCGGTGTCATCGCCTGGGACGTGCCCAGCGGTGGCAAGGCAGTCCTCATCGATGGGGATGGCACGGTACTCCCCATCACTTCCGGAGCGGCGGTCGCCATTGGCGATTTGCTGCAATCGGACACGTCGGGGCGTGTCATCACCGCCGCGCCGGCATCAGGTAAGGTCGTCGTCGGCAAAGCTCGCTCCGCTGCCGGTGCTGCGGGTGTCGATGTCGTCGTCGAGTTGTACACCTTCAACCCGGCTGTCAAGGCATAGGAAGGGAGGGAAGATGAAGCCAACGAAGCCCACCGTTCTCCAGATCGACCACGGACCACGTGTTCAGGTGTGCGACGACACCCTGGCGGCGCTGGTCGCTGCGGGTCGCATGGATCCGGAGTTCGAGCGGATGCGCTTCCGCGATGCCGAGCAGTTCATTGCTGCTCGGTGGGAGGGTCCTCCCGCCGTTGCCGCAGCGCCGTACCCTGGTGCGGTAGTCAACCCGTTGGGACCGCCAACGATTTCGGGAACGACGTTCTCGATCGACATCGCACTGCAAAACCCCACGCGGGTGATCACGCCAATGGTCCTCGACCTGACAAGGCAGCGGTTCTTCGTGGACCGCGTGTTCACGTCAGCGGGAGGAGTCACGGGCGGCGCGGTCATCTATGACCTGGTGGTCACTCCTGACTACTACATGGACCGTGACATCCAGCGGGTCGAGCCAGGGTCGGAGTTCCCGATCGTGGCATTCAGCCGCCGCGCACCGGCAGCGGCTGTCGTCGAGAAGTGGGGCGGCAAGTTCTACTTCCTCGACGAAACCCGCGATCGCAACAACATCGCGGAGTTCACCAAGGCGATGCGCCAGCTGGCCAACACGGTGGTTCGCAAGATCAACCAGCGTGGCGTCCAGATCCTGGAGGCATTCATCACGGCGAGCTCACGCACCTTCACCGGCGTCAGCTGGGGCAGCGTCAACACGACGTATGCCGCAGGTTCGAACTGGCCGCTGTTCCCGGCAAGGGACTTCGCCAAGGCGGACCTGATCGCCGAGCAGGACGAGATGGACATGGATTACAACCTGTGGGTGATGAACCCCACGGAGATGTTCAATCTCGAGGGTATCTACGGCGACAAGCTGGGTGCCCTGCTCGACTCGTACGACATCGACATCTTCGTCACCAACCGCATGACTGCCGGCCAAGCCTACGCGCTGGCAGAGGGTGCGGTCGGCGAGATGCGCATCGAGGCACCGCTCAGCACGGAGACCTGGCGCGACCCGAACGGAAAGCAGCAAACCTGGGTCCAGTCGAGTGTCAGGCCTGTCATGTACGCGAACAATGCGTTCGCGGTCCTCAAGGTCACCGGACTCACCTAGGAGGAGCGATGGCACAGAAGATCATCAAGCATCGCCTCTTCACGTGGTTCGAGGTGACGCCCAACCCAGTCGACCCCGGCGGGCCGGATGTGCTCACGGAGCGCATCAACATTGCCGGTGACGACGTGGACATCACCAACGAGGACTACGTCAAGCGCGGTGAGGAGCTCGACGCATTCTTCACCGACGAAGAGGCCGATCAGGTTCGCGCCGGAACGTACAACGGACCGGGTGCGGAGCAGGTGTACTATCTCCGTCAGGGGAGCCAGACCGCTCCGCACAATCTGCCACGTCAGATCGGTCCTGCCGACGGCGAGCACGGCGACACGGCAAGCATGTCGGCCGAGGAGTTGGCCGACTACATCAACGAGCACAAGCTCAACGTCGATCAGACGGTGGCGCTCGCTGGCGATGACCTGGAGAGCATCGAGAAGGTCCTTGACGCAGAGAACCTTGCGACGGACAACGACCCGCGCAAGGGAGTCACGGATCGTCTCGAGGCCAAGATGAATGCCGCGACAACGGGCTAAGGTCATGGCCGACGAGTACAAGGCTCTGACGTACGTCAACCTCCCATTCCTTGACGGGAATGGGAGGTCGTACCTTCCAGGGCAGATGATCCCGCACGCCGACTTCGAAGAGTCCGTCGAGTTGGCACAGGCGGCAATGCCCGATCATGACGACCTGGTCTCTGCAGACGACATGATCGCGGAGATGATCAAGTACGGCTCGCTCAGCGAGGACGCGGATTCGGAACTGCATCCGGCTCACATCAACTTTGATCCGGGTCAGCCAACGGTCTACGGTCTCGCGCAGCAGGCGAAGCAACTTGTCGCACAACTGGAGGCGGAGGGCAAGGACGTGCCGCAGGAACTGCAGGTCTTCGCCGACGCTATCCAGAGCATCAACGCGGAAGACGCAGCCTCGGGTGGTGACAAGACGTGATCCGCAACGGCACCACCCACTGGATCTGCGAGAAGTGGAGCGAGGAAGCTTGTGAGTTCACCCGCAGGAAGCTTCTGCTCCCGAAGGACATGGACATCTCTTCGGCCCTGCTCCGTGAGATCATCGGTGAGGCGGAGATCATCGAGGAAGTCCATGGCAACTTGCTGCTAAACGAGGGCATTCAGCGGCTTCAGGACATGTCGATGATCGCTACCGTCGTGTCCAATCAGGTGGCAACGAACCCGTGGTCAAACACCAACGCCTATCTGGGCGTCGGGACATCGAACACGGCTGAGGCGGCGACTCAGACCGACCTTCAGGCCGGTGGGTTCTACAAGGCGATGAACGCGACCTATCCGTCGCGCTCAAACCAGACGGTCAGCTTTCAGTCTGACTTCGCCGGTACTGAGGCGAACCAGGTCTGGGCCGAATGGTCAATCGCTGCCGGCGCATCCGGTGCCTCCGGTGCAGGGTTCACGACGGGCACGACCAACCTTCAGAGGAAGGTCGCAGCCCTGGGCACAAAGGCATCGGGCACGTGGACCCTGACGGCACAGGTCACGTTCTCCTAGGGAGCGGGGGACTGCTCGCGAGGGCAGTCCCCTAATCTCATGCCGTCAACTCCTAACTACAACATCCCGTATCCGCTCGGAACGGACAAGCCGCTCATGGCTAACCACATGGCGGCTATCGCTACACAGGTTGATGCATTCATAATGTCTATCCCGGTGGGTGCGTCCTTCGAGTGGGACTACGGTGCGGCACAGATCCCGGCGTGGGCATTGCTACAATACGGTCAGGCTGTCTCCCGCACAACCTACTCAGCGCTGGCTGCCCTAGCGTCGGCGTCGTCCTACCCACACGGCTCGGGCGACGGCAGTACCACATTCAACATTGCCGACAAGCGCGGTTGTCTGTCTGTTGGCCGTGATGACATGGGCGGTACTGCTGCCGGACGTATCACGGCTGCGCTTTCGGGTGTTGCCGGAACGGTTCTCGGTGCTGTATGTGGGAGTGAGGGCGTGACGCTGAGTACAGCGCAGCTGTCCTCACATAACCACAGCGGCGCTACCGGATACATCTCGGCGGATCATTCACACGCCGGTCAGTCAGCTGGTCGTGACACTGCGCACAATCACGCTGACAGTGGTCACCTTCACAATCCAGGGATCTCGGCGAACACGATGGATGGTTGGATCGGTGATGACACGACCGGCTACTACTCTGGCGGCAACGGAGCGCCGATTGGCCCGCACTACGGCGGCAACTGGTACAACTCTAACTATGGTTACTTCAACAGTAGCGGAGAGACTGCCGAACATACGCATGGGACGACGACGGGTGGCATTGATACAAACCACACCCATCAGATCTACGCTGATGGCGGTGGTGGCGCTCACCCGAACACGCAGCCGACGCTCATCGCCAACAAGATCGTGAGAGCCACCTGATGGGTACCACGACGCCAAACTACAAGCTTCGTTATCCAGTAGGCTCGGATAGCCCGAATGTCCAGAACGACATCAAGAACATGGCACTAGATATGGACGCCTACATCATGGGCATCGCGATCGGGATGACCTGCGACTGGGACTATGGTTCAGCACAGATACCGTCCTGGGCAATACTTCAGTACGGACAGGCTGTATCGCGTACGAACTACCCGAAGCTGCACACGCTTGCGAATCAGGCCAGCTACCCTCACGGATCAGGTGATGGTAGCACCACCTTCAATATCGCAGACAAGCGTGGTCGCGCTGTTGCGGGCAAAGATGATATGGGAGGGACTGCCGCCAGCAGACTCACCGCCGCCATCTCCGGTGCGGCAGGTACGATCCTTGGTGCTGTGATGGGCGGTGAAGGTTACACACTCGCGACTGCCCAGATCGCTTCGCATTCACATACCGGAGCAACAGGAACGGTATCAACCGATCACTCACATAGTGGTACCTCTGGCGGTAGGTCTGCGGATCATGCTCACGGAGACTACGGACACCTTCACCAGCCGTACCAGCGTGTCATGTCTCAGGATGGATGGATCGGTCCTGGTAGTTCATGGTACGCAGGTGCCGGCGGTGACCTCTGGAGCTCTCACTCCGGCGGGGGCTGGCAGACCTCTGGTGGTTGGTTCTTCTCAAATACCGGCAACGCTTCTGTCGGCAACCCTTCCGCGAACCACGGACATCAGACGAACTTTGGAACTGTTAGCGCCTGGCATACACAGAGCATTCCTTCAGACGGTAGCGGTGCTGCCCACCCAAACGTGCAGCCTACGATCATCGTGAACAAGATCGTGAGGGCGCTCTGATGGGTGTGACCTCGCAATACGCTCTTCGCTACCCAGAGCCGACCTACCCATCCACGGTTGCGACTGATTTGCAGAATCTGGCGCAGGATGTAGACAACTTCATCATGAGCGTTCCCGTGGGAATGTCGATGGAGTGGGACTATGCCGCTGCGCTGATACCTACATGGGCATTGCTTCAGTATGGGCAGGCCGTGAGTCGGACGCTGTATCCTCTACTAGGTGCGCTCGCGAGCGCGGCCAGCTATCCTCATGGCGCGGGTGACGGCAGCACTACATTCAACATTGCGGACAAGCGGGGTCGGGTGCACGCTGGTAAAGATGATATGGGAGGCACGGCTGCCGGTCGTATTACAGCTGCGCTCTCCGGTACGGCTGGTACAGTGCTCGGTGCCGCTGTAGGTAATGAGGGTGTGACGCTGAGTACTGCTCAACTACCATCACACAATCACAGTGGCGCTACAAACATTCCCTCTGCGAACCATGCCCACTCCGGTCACTCGGGCGGGGTCTCTGCCTGGCATAGTCATAACGACGGAGGACATGGACACAACCCGGCTGGTAACTGTAGCTTCGCGGATGGCTGGATGGGTACTGGCAACAATGACTTCTCTAACGGCGGTGCTGACCGCTACGGATCGCATATAGGCTACCAGTGGCTCTGGAGCAATACTGCGTATGTCAACCTTGCCACCGAGAACGTAGACCACTCTCATTACACCAGCACCGGCGGAGTAAGCGCGAATGAGTATCACGCGATACCGTCGGATGGTAGTGGCGCTGCCCACCCGAATACTCAACCAACCATCATCGTCAACCAGATTGTGAGGGCAATCTAATGGCCTTAGGAGATACCAAGCCTGATGCACCGCCGCTCATCCCGCAGCTTCAGTTGGTCGACCAGAAGCGCAAGATTGTTCGGCGTATGCGGCGTAAGGACGAGCGGATCATGCAAGAGCATCTCAAGAAGAAGATGACCGAGCATCATCTGCAGCACCTGGAGGATCTGAAGGTGCAACACGAGCAGATGCTCGCGAACCTCGATGCGCCTATCGTGTATGAACTGGAGCGGAATGACACCGGCGGTCTGCTCTGGTTGCCGGATGGGATGGGCGTCATCATCCAGGACAACTACTTCTGCCGGATGACGGATCCGATCACCGGGATGGATCGAGTCTTCGGTCTGTCACCGATGGAGGTTGACACGTACTACGAGGATGCGGATGAAGCTACACCCAGTTGAACGGCTTCGTCAGATCTGGACTCCTGAGCGTGAGATCGAGGAGTTGTTCACAGACCTGTCTCCGGGGTCTGAACTTGACTCACAGATCCGTGACTTCTTCTCGCGCATCATCGATCGGGAGGGCAGCATCACGCTTGACATAACAGACCCAGTCCCCGACTTCATGATCCGCTGGGAGATCATTCACACCCCACCGCCGGAGGCCCGGCGAAAAATCACAATCTGGAAGGTGCCGATATGAACGTGATGTGCACGATTCAGCTTCAGCCAGGTGATCAGGAATTGACCATGACGCCGGACGAGATGGCGACATCGATTCTGAACGGTCTTGGCGGCGACCCGGCCAAGGACTTGGTCAACGTCAGCGTCATGCAACCGCCCACCACCGGCACGGCAGGCAATCCACTGCCTCCGCCGCCTCCTCCCGACAACATCCTGCCTTCGCCGCCTGCATGATCCCGACTGCTGATCCTGACGTCTTCATCGAGGAGCAGCGTGAGGGCTACATACGCTATCGCCGCACCGATGGAGCCGTCTGGGAGGTTAGGGGAATCTGTGATGGACGCGGAGATTGCTACGCTGGGGCTGCTGAGCCCGCGCCAGTGGGTCTCGATGTACCTGTTGGCCCTGCTCCTTTTGATGGCTGCTGCCCGCTGGAGATAACTCTACTGGTAGATTGGGATGCCAGTCAATAAGTGGTACCTGCACAACGCTGCCTACTCTGCTGGCGGCACAATGCCCGCGCCGACGACGCTAATGAGTGCGAGCGTTCAGGCAGGTTCTGGCTACTTCAACGCGACGGCGGTGGCTAACCGGATCGACACGAACATGACGATGAACGGAACGAAGGGCAGTACGGTGCAGACTCCGAGCGGCACTACTGGCGCGAGCAATACTGCGCAGTATTTCCCGGTCAGACGTTTCGTTTCTCCTCCTTTGGCAGCGCAGACGATTCCAGCAACCGCGAACAGCTTGCTGCTCCAGGCGGGACTGCAAACGAGCAACGCTTCAACCAGCCCGATCTTCTTCCGCTTCGGATGTCTGGCGGTCTGGCGTCCATCGACCGGCGCGCTCGTTGGCCGTCTTCTGGACAAAGTTACCACCGGCGGCGGAGCTTCTTCGATTGCATCCATGGCATGGCATCAGTCGAGCGCGGCAGGCCTCTTCGACACTCCTGCGGCCGCGCTGACGATTCAAGACAACGACGTTCTCATATTCGAGATGTGGGTGGCCGTTACACAGTCGATGTCAACCGCCTACACGACTTGGGTGCAGTTCGACGGGGTGGATGATTTTACGAGCGACGGCACGGCTGAGTCAAGCGCAGCCGCAGTTCTGCTGACACCGACGATCTACCTGCTAGGCGAGAGCGCGCCAGTCGGCGTCTCCAGTTCTGATTCGAACTCCGGGTCAGCGAATGAGTCGGCATACGTTGAGGTCACTGACTTCCCACAGAATGGTGTCATCGATAACTTCAATCGGGCCGATGGAATCTTGACTTCTCCCTGGGTGGGTATGACAGTACCCACTCAGACGTATCTGACTCCCTACGTTTCTAGTAATCAAGCTTCGACTGGGCCACCTGGAAATGGCTGTGGTGCGTATCGGAGTGATCAATCACTCACCGACTGCGAAGCGTACATTGATCTCCCAAACCCGTCCGAGTCTCAATACCACGATGTATGGCTGAGATTCACTCCGGGCACCGATGTCGGTGCACAAAATGGCTACTACTTACGGCACGATAGTACAAATAACAAGTTGATGTTGCAGAAGGTAAGTGGTGGTAGCTCGTCTACTGTCGGTGGACAACCTACCTGTGCTCTCTCACCAGGGGATTCAATTGGGGCAAGAGTGCTTGGAACGACATTCACGATTTATTACAAACCTCTTGGTGCGGCTAAATGGAGAGTGCTCGGAACAGGAACTGATGCGACATATCAGAATGCTGGCGCGACTGGATTCTTCTCGCCTGGGCATCCTACGGTCTTTGACAACTTCGGTGGCGGTTCCATCAAGACGAACGTATCCGCTTCCGACACTAACGGAACGACGACAGAGAGTGGATCGTACAAGGGTCAGTATTCAGATACCGATGCCACCGGGATCAACGAGATCGAAGTGGTTACCCTTGTCGGGAAGCTTGGCGATACGGACACCAACGGATATGTAGAAGTAGCTACATCGAAAACTCTCCAGCTTGACATTGACACGACCATCAGCGAATCAGAGACCGCGACTGCTACACCGGCAACACAGGTCTCTGGAACGGATGCTAATGGCGCTGTCACCGAGAACGGATCCGTCAGTACTTTCCCGACCAACGGGCTGATACTTCACTTCGACGCTTCTACACTCGGCCTTGCGAATGGTGCCGACGTCAACCCATGGCCGAACCTCGCAACCCCAGCGATCCCTGGTACTGTTGTAGGAACACCCAACCCCACGTTCCAGACCGGACAGATCAATGATGGCAAGGGTGTTGTTCGGTTCAAGGCTGGGGCGGGACGCGTCCGTGTATCAAGTACAGGTGTCTCGGTGCCAATGACCCTGCTGGTCGTTGCGCATCATAACGGCGCAGCAGCTACTCAGCAGAGGATCATCTCAACTAACTATCCGCCAAACAACTTCCTACTCGGTTGGTGGGGACCAGCAGGTGGGCCGGGATACCAGGATGCGGTATATGACGGAGGATGGGCAGCGGGTGAGCCGAGTGTCACGGCGAACAATCAATGGAAGCTGTACTCGTTTGATCAGGTAGGCGCGAATCCTGTACGGTTGTTCTCGGATGGCATCCTGACAAGGAACGGCGGTTCAGGATCTCAAAACCTCGGTGGTTCACTGAATATCTCCGGTCAGGATGCAACCGCCACGACAGAGACCTCTGACTGTGAGGTGGCTGAGGTCTTCGTCTACAGCAGACAGCTGTCTGACACTGAACGGCAGCTGGTCGAGAACTACCTCCGCAACAAGTGGTTCAGAAATCCTCAAACTGTTCTTGATTCTAATGCACCAGTCAGTGAGGTAACGGCTCCGGTACGGATCACGGACACCGACAGCAACTTGGCGACCACTGAAACTGCCGGCTATGTCGTCAACATCATCGTCTACGAACCAGACTTCGTCGACTCATACAATACGCTTGCGACCCTCTACTCACCGTACAGTTCGATCCCCGCAACCTTCTCGTCGTACAACACGCTTACCGGCGCACCCTTGCCGCTGCCCAATCTGGTTGAGGCAACTACCATCTCCCAGAAGTATTCAGATATAGATGCGAATGGTACAACGACTGAGTCAGCATCGGTTACTAGGGAGCAGATAACAGACGTAGACGCTACCGGAATCAACGAGATCGAGGTTGTTTCGGTTGTCGCTAAGATCACGGATACGGATGTAACTATCGTTGAGACAGAGGCTGTCAGCATTGTCTACCTGCCGGTCAGCGCAGATGCAAACAGCGTCACCACCGAGTCAGCGTCCATCACACGGGAGCAGATCACTACCGCTGACACAAACAGTACTACGACCGAGTCAGGGTCTGTAACCAGGGGTCTCCTCACCGATGTAGATGCTGGTACTGGCTCAGACACGGCAACTGTTGGTAAGGCACTAGTCAGCGATATAGACGCTAACGGTACCACAACTGAATCAGCTAGTTACAACGTCGCAGTTTTGCCGGTCTCGAGCTCAGACGTCAATGGCGCTACCACCGAGTCGGCAGCCATACGTCAGACCTCGGCCGATGTGAATGGTACTACGACTGAAACCCAGGCACTAGTCGCACAGGCTTTGGTGACCACGGACACCGGCACAGGCAGCGATACGCAGGTTCTTGCTGCCGGCAATACACCGGTCAGCACGGACGCGGGAGCGATTACAGATACAGCAAGTGTTACTAAGGCAGCGGTCAACGACTCTGACTCTGGCACGGGCGCAGAGTCGGCGACTGCAAAGGTGGCGGTCTCGGATAGCGACGGGGGGACTGTTGCAAGCGAGACCGTCACCACAAATGTCCCGGTCTCGGCGTCCGACGTCGCAGGGGCGGCTGAGTCTGCGGCAGGCGTGGCCGCATTGCCTGCAACAGACGCAGGCTCAGCAACCGAGACCGGGACACCTGTAGCCCAAGTATCGACCACCGACAGCAATGGCGCGACTGCGGAAACAACCGTGCTATCGACGCACTACCAGGTGGCCGATTCCGACACAGCGACCGCGAGCGATGGTTACCTCCTCATAGCCAAGCTTGCGGTCGCTGATGCCGGTAGCGTAACAGAAACGAGCGTTGGTACTGCGGCTCTGATCACGGTCGGTGATCAGAACGGGGTGGTGGCTGAGAACGCCGCACTCGTCACCACCCCGCTTATCACAACTGACTCTGGTACTACAACTGAGACCACCAGCCCGATCCGGGCTGTCTTGACTGTTACTGACAGCGGCACATCAACCGAACTTGCAGCCGCTGGTACTGCCAATACACCGGTCAGCTTTGACTCCGCGACAATCGTTGAAAATGCCTCGCTTGGCAAGTACACTTCTGACCTAGTTTACGGACTAGATACCGCCATCCTTCACGCCTGGCTCTCTGACGACGATTTCGGGATGGCATCCGATACGGGCGGTCAGTATTCACCATTTCCTCCTGGCGATCTGATATCAGGTAAGATCACGCGCGGACTGGGCGGTGGAGTGGTACCCGCACTAGCCGGTGACATCGTCGTTCAAGAGCACGTCATACAGGGAGGAATAGGGTCAAAGTTGGACGGTGACGTTGAGACCATTGTGACCGGGAGGATCTCGTGATTGTTGTAACCTTCTCAAACTTCTTGCCCACCCCACGCTTTGACGGCATCCCCTGGCTCCACATCAACATCGAGGAGTCAGCCTCTGAAGATGGACCCTGGACGCTGATTGACACCCAGGACATTTATCCGACAGACCTCGATCCATCTGACCCATCGCCGCGTTCTTTCACGACAGAGAATGCAACGATCCCTGAGGGCTGGTATCGGATCGTCTTTGTTGACAAGGACGGCAACACGATCGTTGCTGATCCTGTCCAGAACATTCCGCAGCAGGAGGAGCCGTACCTGCCGTCTGTGCGGGATGTAGCGCTGAAGATCCTCTCGCGCACACGCGACAGCAAGGGCAACCAGTTGGGTACGTTCACCGATGACACGGTACCGACCGCAACCGACTGCGCCGCCATCATAGGGCAGGCTGCACTTGACGTGTCTAAGGTACTAGGCACTAACATTCCCGAAGAGTTGCAGGACGATGTTGGCAACCTGATTGCGTTGAAGGCAGCCTGTCAGGTGGAGATGTCTTACTACTCGGAACAGGTCAACACCGGGCGCAGTATCTACCCACAGCTTGACAAGGAGTATGAGACAGAACTACCGCTCATCTCTAAGCAGATTCAGCAGGTACTCAGCGGTGGTGACGGTACCACTGGTCCTGTTATGTCTGGTCCAAGTCTAGCGGCATCTTGGGGAGGATTCCCGCCAGCCACCCCCGATTGGCTGACGAAGAAGATGTAATGAGATTCTACCTCAGAACGCACAACCTCGAGAGAGCCATTGCTCGATATGAGCATTTGGCCGAGGCTGCGATTGACGCTCAGCCAGCGATGGCGGAAGTCACGATGCTGATGATGGACTTCATACGCGCGACGTTCGAGAGCGGAGGTAGACGTGGCGGTGGTTCCTGGGCGCAGCTCACGGATGAGTGGCTGACTCGTAAGATCAAGCTGGGTGGTGATCCCCGTATCGGCTTCTTCAGGCACCACCTGTTCGAAGCGTTCACCGTCCCAGGTGCAGAGCACCAGGAGATTCACATTGAGCCACACAGCGCCTCCATCATGTCTGACCTGCCCTACGCGGCAACGCAGCAGGCGCACCGTCCCTTCATCAAGTTCACACCGAACGACAGGATCAGGATGGGCGAGGTAGTCACACAGTATCTAGTTGAAGCATGGATGAGGGATCCATGAGCATCTTCGGAGCCATACAGATCGCCGACGATCTGGAGGAGGCTGTGCTCGACACTCTTGAGAAATGGTTCTACACGTACATGGTCGAGTACGAGCTACAGCGTCACTTGATCCCTGACAGAAACACCAGACCTACACACCCGATGCCGCGCAGCTACTTGAAGGTCAATCAGCTAGATAAGGAGGCGGCTGATCAGCTGCCGAGCATTGTGTGCGTGAGTCCTGGGCTCAGTAATAGGCATCCTCCAATGCAGGAGGGTGACGGGTCATTCCGCGCATTCTTCAACGTAGGGGTCGGGGTCTTCTGCACCGCAAAGGATCGTAAGGACACCATGAAGATCTGCCGCATGTACACCGGCATCGCTCGTACCATCATGCTACAGCAGCAGTCGCTCGGTGGCTTCGCAGACGGCAGTGTCTGGCTGGACGAAAGCTACGATCCGCACTTCACCTTCACAGATGATCAGACGATCAGCGCCGGACAGGTCTTGTTCGAGATCGAGGTCGCTGGCGTCATCAACAGGTTCGATGGTCCCAAGACTATCGATCCGTTGCCCGAGCAACCGGGCAGCGATTGGCCATTGGCCGAAGAAGTCATAGCAACAGTCGAGATCCTGGAGGACTAATGCCGCAGACAAAGGCAAAGACACCGGACCCCACGGTACCGGAGGACTACAGGAATCTTGCTCTGCACGTGGTGTGCCTCGCCAGTGGCCAGACGGTAGCCATCGGCGAGATCTTCCAGCTCACCGGTGAAGACGCAAGTGATCCACACAACCAAGCCCTCATCACGACTGGCAGCATCGTGAACTGTGCAGCATACGAGAATGCCATCACGGCAGAGGGCCAGGCAGCAGTGCCGGAAGCAGAGGCCGAGGGCGACGACAAGACCTCGCTCTCAACCTCTGGGAAGCCGGGCGTCGAGAAGCCTGCTGCTGAGACCGAGGAAGGAGCCAAGGAATGACGCGTCCTGGCGTAGTTGTTGCAGTTCAGACGTCAGTGCCGCCTCGCTCCGTTCCGACCGATTCTGGCGTCGCGTTCATCGTCGGCATGTGTGACAAGGGAGCAACCAACGCACCCACGTTCGTCCAGAGCCTGGATCAGTTCATCTCGCTCTGTGGCGCTCGCGTCACCTACAGCATTCTGTACGATGCGGTGGACATCTTCTTCCGCGAGGGAGGGAACGGCGCGTACATCGGTCGCGTGGTAGGACCAGCAGCAGTCGCCGCATCGCACACATACCTGGATGCCGGCGCTGTTTCAAGCCTGGTCCTGTCAGCCGACTCGCCCGGAGCATGGGGCAACAACATCAAGGTCGGTATCGTCGCGGGGCAGGTGACCGGGTTTGCAATCCAGGTCACCGATGCCAGCAACAACATCCTCGAGACATCGTACGACCTGGTGACACAGGCCGACGCGCTCGCGTGGGTGAATACATACAGCCAGTACCTCAACGTCGCGCTCGGTACCAGCACCAACCCACCGGCGCTGGTGGCCCCTGTCGCGCTCTCCGGCGGCAACGACGACCGAAACAACGCGACAGATGCACAGTGGCTGACTGCGCTCAACACGTTCGGCGCTGCACTTGGCCCCGGCCAGGTGTTCGCACCGGGCAGGACATCTACCGCTGGGACGCAGCAACTCGCGGCTCATGCTCAGGCCAACAACCGGGTGGCTCTGATCGACCTGGTGGACACCCCAACGGTAGCAACGCTGCAGTCAGGCGCAGCTGCCGCTGCTGGTGGCGGTGCTGGGCAGTATTCGGCATCATTCACTCCATGGCTCGTTGTGCCAGGTGCCACGCCCGGTACGTCACGCATCGTGCCACCGTCCTGTGCCATGGCAGGATTGATCGCCCGCAACGATGTCCTGAATAACCCGGACACACCGGCTGCCGGCGAGCAGGGTGTCTTCAACTCAGTAGTCGGTCTGAGTCAGCCTGCCTTCACCGACCCGGTGAGGCAGACGCTCAATGGCACCGGCGTGAATGTCATCCGCCAGATGCTCGGTGGCTTCAGGAACTACGGCTACCGTTCGCTGGCGAACCCCGTCAGCAACATGTCGTGGGTGGACTTCAGCAACGTCCGGTACCTGATGGAACTGGGCGCTCGTTGTCAGGCCGTCGGCGAGCAGTTCATGTTCGCTGTCATCGACGGCACTGGTCATACGTTCTCTGACTACGGCGCTGCCCTGTCGGCTCTGTGCCAGGCAGACTACTCGTCTGGTCAGATCTTCGGGTCGGTGCCGGAGGATGCGTTCAACGTGGACACCGGGCCGTCTGTCAACACGCCAGCGACGATCGCGGACAACCAACTCCGCGCGGTCGTGGCTGTGCGACCCTCACCCTTCGCGGAGTTGGTCTCGATCCTCATCGTGAACACGCCGATCACCCAGGCGGTGGCATAAATGGCTGGAGGACCTACTCGTCAAGATACCCACAAGATCGTGGTGAGCATCGAGAACCGGAAGACCGGCAAGATGCAGAACTACGGCGTGTGGGACAAGTGGACCGGTGGTGAGGTCGACTCAGACTCGACCAACTACTATCCGGGTGGCATGGCGGATCCCGTCTCCCTTGGCGGCAGGCGCACGACAGCCAACGTCGTGGTCTCGCGTCTGTACCGCCTGGAGCGTGACCACTTGCACCTGCAGGAATGGATCAACGCTGCCGGCAAGTCCCAGGCTCACATCAGCCGGCAGCCGTTGGACATCAATGGCAACGTGTTCGGAAAGCCAATCGTCTACAACGCCATCTTGAAGAAGGTCACGCCGCCACCGCTTGACTCCGAGCAGTCCGGCGCAGCCATCGTCGAGTTGGAGTTCACCGTCACCGGGTTCCCGACGGTCAACTAGGGAACCCACAAGGAGGGAGCGCATGTCCGAAGACGTACAAGAGGATCAGCCCAGCTTGGGTGAGACCTCTGAGTTCGCGGCGAGCGGGTTGCCTGACGATACGGGCAGCCTGCTCGACGCACTCGCTGCTGAGCGGGATGAGATGGCTGCCGAGAGGGAGACGTTTATCCCCATCCCTGGCTACGGTAGGGACAGCGGCGTGATCATGCTCGTGAAGTATCGGCTGCTGGGCGGTGAAGAGATCGCCGGCATCGGCCGCAAGGTACAGCGGGAGTTCCGCAAGAGCCAACAGTACGAGCGTATCCTGTACGCATCGATCGACACGATGATCGCTGCCTGCGAGGGATTCTACGCTCAGCGTGGCACCAATGGCGAGAAGCTGGAACTACCACTGTATCACTACGACACCGAGTTGGCCAAGGCACTCAAGTTCGAGGATCAGATCGACCCGAACCAGCCTGCTCGTTCCGTAGTCATCGCGCTGTTTGGCGGCAACATGATCGCCATTCAGCAACACACCTTGCTCCTGGGACGGTGGATGGGTGACACTACCATGGACGCTACCGCTGAGTTCCTGGACCAAGGGGGAAACCTCTAGGGCGCGCAGAGATCGAGACCGCCGCATATGTCGCTATCTTCGGAATGGATCCAATGGCTTTCCTTGAGACGGAGGATCCGCTCCGACGTGAGGTCATGCGGCGCATCGCCATTGCTTCCCGTGACAACCTGCGGAAGCTGGATCAAGAGCGCGCCATCATGCACGCGAACGAGATTGGCAAGATCCTCAACCAGATGTTCGGGAGGTAGCCAGGGTGCCCGTTGAGCCGGTAATCCTCGAGACCATCCTCACCGGCTGGCGTGAAGTTGTAGGTGGGGTGCAGGCTGAAGTCGCTGCGCTTGAAGAACTCGGCGTGGCGATGAACCTGACCGGGGATCGGGCAATGGTCAACGCACGGAAGCAGGAGATCTACAATCAGACCCTGTTCACCGGGCGTCGCCTAGCGTATGCGGGCACCCTGGCCCTCGTAGCCGCCGGTGCGGCAGTGTTGAAGTTAGGCTGGAACTATCAGAGTGCGATGCAGCAGGCTCGCGTTGCATTGAGTCCAGTCTTCAAGGACACCGCCTCACTCAATACCGAGCTACAGCATCTATTCCAGGTAACTGCCTTCTCACCGTTCCAGTTCAAAGATGTGACCACCGCGTTTCGGCAGCTGTACTACGGTCTCAAGTACGCACCGGGCGTCTCCGATCCTCTGCAGACCGCGAATCAGACGATGCAGTCCCTACTTGACTCGTTGGCCGCCGCTGGCAAGGCAACACCCGCAAACCTTCAGCGCGCATCCCTCGCGCTCCAGCACATGGCCTACTCTGGTAGGCTGACCGGCTACGCAGTCAACCAGCTATCCCGTGACGGCATCCCGATGCTGCCGATCCTGAACCGGATGCTGCACATCACCGGCACGGAGATTCACCGCATCGGGTCGATGAACATCCCGGTGCAGCAGGTGCTCGACGCAATCAACAAGTTCGTCGAGACTACACCGGGCTACAGGATGGCAGCGTTCCGGCAGGCCACGCTCACCCTACACGGTGCCTGGACAACCTTCAAGGACCTGCTTAGTCAGGCGAGCGCGAGCAGTGGTGCCGGCATGTTCGGGTGGGTGCAGAAGTTCCTCACCGCAACGGACAAGGCTCTGTATGGACACCTGTACTCCAACAGGCCGGTCACGATGACGGACTTCTTCAAGGCGATCGACGATGCAGCCTCACCTCGTACTCACCTCGTGTTTGATGTGTTCAAGCTTCTCGAGGGAGTGCTACAAGGGATCAAGGAGGACTTCAGCGCGGTCGCCACGGCCATCTGGCTAGTGCTCACGCCGCTGTGGGCGCTGGAGGCAGTCCTGGGCATCCCCGGTGGTAAGTACGGCATCGCCTACGCACTGCAGGTTGTGGGCTTCTTCCTCGGCCTGTACATCGGCTACCTCATCCTGGCGAAGACGTATGAGTACGCGCTCGCAGCAGCCACGATCATTCGCACAGCCGTCACCGAGGGTCTCGCCGTAGCCCAGGGTCTTGCCGATGCAGCGATGGTGATCTATGTTGTGACGCAGGGTCTCTATAACGACGTGATGGAAGCGGGCATTTGGCTCACGATAGGAATGGCAGCAGCACAGTACCGGCTGATCGCTGCTGCCGTGATAGCCGCTGCCATCATGCGTGGACAGATGCTCCTGATGGAGATCTGGACTGCAGTCGTCGGTCTGTTTGACCTAGCGATGATCGGTCTTCAGTTCACGATTGATGCGGTCGCGGCAGCGTGGGTGGCGCTCGATCTCGTCATGGGACCCATCGGATGGATCATCTTGGCCATCGCCGCGATCACTACGCTGTACATGAGGTGGAAGTGGTTCCACGATCTGGTCAACGAGTTCGCGAACTGGTTGCGCGAGCACTGGCAACTGGCGCTGCTCGGCCTAGCCAGCCCGTTCTTGTTGGCAGTCGTGCTGATCATCGAGCGGTTCGCACATCTACTCAGCTTCGCCCAGGGTGTCTACGACTGGTTCAAGAAGCACAACATCTTCGAGGCGGCAGCTAGCTTCCTGACCCCATTTGGCATAGGCGGAAGTCTGTTCGGTGGTGGTGGAGCCGCTGGTGGTCCGGCTGCTGGCGGCGGTGGCTTCTGGGGATCGGTAGGCAAGTACCTGGGCTACACCAACTATGCTAATCCTGGCTACTGGGTCGGACGCGGTCTGAGCATGATCCCGGGACTGCAGGGTGGCGGCGCTATCGTCGGTGGCGGTCTTGCGATGGTCGGGGAACATGGCCCCGAGATGCTCGCGCTGCCCTCAGGTGCGACGATCAGGTCTACGGCGCAAAGCCTCGGTGGTGCCGGCGGTTTCACAATCAAAATATTTCCGCAGCCCATCATTCTGGACGGTAAGCAGATCGGCGTGGCGATGGCAACAGCGGTGACGGATGCGGAGGCGAGGCAGTGAGTAGCTATGGTCTTGGTAGTGAAGTTGCAGCTGATCATTACGTGACGCTGAGTTCCTCTTCAGGGCACAGGGTGAAGCTTCTGATGGACGCGGCTGCCGTCAGCATCACTGGCGGGCATGGTGGCTGGGAAGTCATCGATCGCCCGAAGCGAACGAGCATCACGCGCTGGAAGGGCAAGACGCCATATACGATGGATCTACCCGTTGTGTTCAACGGGATCAGTCAGTACCGAAACATGGAGGCTGATATTCAGACGTTGATCAAGATGGCTGAGCCTGTGGGTCACCTGAAGGAGCCACCGACGATCCGGGTGATCGGATCGGCATTGCCGCTTGCGGGGACACGGTGGTGGGTCATCGCCGACATGTCTTGGGACAATCAGCAGGCTACTTGGTATCGTTTCGGGCACATCACAGGCCGAACGCGGCAGAGCGTAGTGATCCATCTTCTCGAGTATGTTGACGAGCAGATCATCCTGACGCAGCCCTCGCCTGCAGTGCTCAACGGTGCAGCCGGTGGTGGAAAGGTGATCAAGTCATCCGGGCTGACCGCGAAGCAGGAGGCTCAGAAGCATCTGGGTGACCCGAACCTGTTCCAGATCATCCTGGAGGCAAACCCATGGCTGCCTATTGATACGCGCCTGGGGATCCCAGCGGGGCAGGACTTGATCATTCCTGATAAGAAGACGAAGAAGAAGACCTGATGCCAATCAAGGGGTCACCCGCATCCGCAACTGAGATCGTCGCCCTGCACTCGGGCAAGATGTCCGACCAGCTGGAGGCACTGGCTGAGGATATCGACATCGTCTCCTTCCAGACGGAGATACAGAACGAGCTCAGCATCGACCTGACCAACACGATCAGCTCAGCGATCATTCAGCGTACGATCGAGGGAGCGAGCACGCTAACCATCGTGGTCGAGGACGATCTTGACCGCACGATCCAGAACAGCGGTCGTCTAGGTCGGCACGTGGACGTGGAACTTGATGGCCTCTACTTCACGTTGGTTGGCGTCAAGAAGCAGGCACGCCAGCTGACGCTCGTGTTCGAGGATCGCGAGGTCAACGTTCTCCGCTACTACAACTCCTTCATCCAGGCTGATCGCACCAACGTCACCCGCGCACAGTTCGTTCTCCGCATGATACGTGAGGTGAAGGAAGTGCCGCTGTCCTGGGTCATCCCAGAGCTCCACGTTACGCAGGCGATCAGCGACATTCAGCCCAACCAGGTGATCTACGCCGCTGGTACTCCACAGATTACTCCGGCCACGGATCCTGTGACCAAGCAGAAGATGAAGAAGGAGCGAGCCAAGGGTATCCCTTCCCCGCAGGACACCCATGGGCTAACGGTACGCGGAGCGCCGATGGACACGGAGCAGTGGCAGAACGCTGTGACCATCATCAACACCGGCGTCGCGATGAAGTGCAACACCAAGGTAATCGTATCCTCCATCATGACGGCGATCGACGAAAGCAACATTCGCAACCTGACCGGTGGCGACCGAGACAGCGTCGGAGTGTTCCAACAGCGTCCGAGCATGGGCTGGCCTGCCTCACGAAACGTGGCCACCGATGCGGCAGCCTATCTCAGAGCAGCGGTGAGTGTGGACCAGGGCAACCCACAGCTGAGCCTGAACGATCTCTGCCAGAGTGTTCAGCACAGCGGTACTCCGTATGCTTATGGCGCGTTCCAGGTTGAGGCTGATAACATCGTGAAGGCTTATGGGCTTGACGTGAAGTCAGGCCTGGTTGATCCAAAATACGGGGTCAACAACATGGCCGACACGAGCACTGTCAACCCTGACTACAGCACGGGACCGTTCTTCTTCACGCGCGGTACGCTGACCACCGATCAAGCTGGCGAGACGCTGCTGACCAAGGAGGACAGCTGGACGTGCATCAAGCGTCTGGCAAGCGAGGTCAACTGGCGAGCGTTCTGCGTCAGCGGTGTGATCTACTTCATCGATGACAAGGATCTGTTTGCCAGCAAGCCGTTCATGGTCATTAGCGAGGACAGCGACGGCATTGACTGGATTGACTACGACTACGACGAGGGCAAGCGTAAGGCTACCGTAACCGTCACCGCACACCTGTCGCGCTGGAGTGCTCCTCCTGGCTGCACGGTGCAGTGTGTTGACAGCGGCATCGTCAACGGCAAGTGGCTAGTGCAGGACATCAGCCGTAGTCTGTACGATCGCATCGCCACCATCACCATGATCAAGCCTCAGCCGGTACTGCCCGAGCCAACGACCAGTCCTACCTCGCAGGCGATGGACCAGGCAACGGGTGCGACCAACGGCACAAACAAGAAGGCACAGCCTGGTGGAGCGCGAGCCGGTTACGAGGGACCGCTGTCTACGAAGCAGAACAAGATCGTGTCCTTTGCGCGGCAGCAACTGGGCGTCACCTATGTATATGGAGCAGAGACGCCTGGCAAGGCATTCGACTGCTCCGGGCTGGCACAAGCAGCTTACAGCGCCGCGAACATTCAGATCCCGCGTGTAGCGCAGGATCAGTTCAATGCAGGCACTCCCATCTATCCGCCAGCCACCCTGCAGCCTGCAGATCTAGTATTCTTCGGAGCCAATTCCAGCAGCATAGAGCACGTGGGCATCTACATTGGGAACGGAGCCATGATCGATGCACCGCACACTGGAGCGGTAGTGCGCGTTGATGATGGCTTCACGTCGTGGACGAATCCACCTTACGCGGGAGCGGTGCGACTGTGGCAGTGATCCAGGACCTGATCCCAGAGGCACAGAAGCATGGCCGTGGTGTCATGCAGGGAACCTGGAAAGGAATCATCGCCAACAATCCCTCTGCGTTTGGTAAGCAGGTGTACGTCATCATCCCGGATATCAGCAAGGATCACCGTTGGGGTCCCTGTAACTGGCAGCCGCAGGACAACATGAACCTGCCCGTAGTGGGTAACTCCTGTCTCGTCGTTTTCGATAATCAGCGTGCTCCCTGGGTCTCAAACTGGTGGACAGGGCAACCACCGAATGTACAGAATGGTAAGTGGGTGCATGGTGTTGGTGGCGCTGCTATTTGGGATGCCATCGGTCCGGCGGACGTCGGTGGTGCTGGTCTAGTCTACGCTGGTGGCTCCAGTGGGGCTATGGGTGGACCATGGCCAAAAAGCTGGACGGTGACGCTTCCGAAGAAATCAGACGTAACCCTGACGGTTTCGGCAAGTATCTATACCGATGGTGCAGGCTCTGCCGGAATGAATGGATTTATGGTCAACTGGGACGGGAGTCAGCTACCGTGTTACGCCGACATGTTCTTCAACGAGACTCTGAGTCACAAGATGCTTACTGTAACTAACACCATTCGTGGGGCGGCTGCTGGGCCTCACACGATACAAGTAGCAGCACCGTCAGCGTATCCGCATTGCGCCTCTGATGCAAATGACCGTGCAACCTTCTCGGCTATCTGTGTGGCGGTACCCTGATGGCTACTGTCCCACATTTTGACATGCCCTTCCGGTTCGGATCTGCCGGTTCACACGTTGCGGTTGTGGAGCAGAACACCGGGGAGGATGTCACCAACTGCGTCGAGACCATCCTGCGTACAACGCGAGGCACGCGGTTGTATGTACCCAACTTCGGCATCACGGATCCCACCTTCAGCATCAAGCCACTGCCCACGATGGTCACGGATCAGATGGAACAAGAGGTAGTGGAGAACGAGCCGAGAGCAATCGTAGCCTTCACCGATCTTGGCACCATACTCGAACCGATGGTCGCGAACATCATTGCGGAGGTGAACAATGAGTAGCACTGGTTACATCACCTATCCGATCACGGCCGATGCTCGTGACCTGATGCAGCGAGCGTTCGACTACCTGGGCGTGAAGGTGCCTGGGTGGACACCGGCGGAAGGGAACCTGGATGTCTGGATGATTGAGGCATTCGGCAACGAGGCTGCCGACATCCAGACGCTCGCCACCGAGGTACCGAAGAGTCTGTTCCGGTACATGGGTAGCAAACTGTTCGGCATTCAGCCGATCAACGCTGTGGCCGCTACCTGTACCTCAACCTGGACGCTGACCGACAGCAATGGTCATACTATCCCTGCAGGCACGCAGGTCTCCATCAACGACGCGGCTGGCAACCCTAATCCGTTCACCGTACTGTTCGACGTCATCGTGCCTGGTGGCTCGAACGCAACCCCTGCCGGTGCTGTCTCTCTCATGGCGTCCAATCCTGGGGCCGCTGCCAGCGGGATAGGCAGTGCCGGCGGGTCTGTCAACTTGATTGATCCTCTGGCCTGGGTCAATACGATCACGCAGGTGGCCGTGACTGCTGGTGGGATCGATGCTGAGACAGACGATGCTTACCTGGATCGCCTCAGTAATGAACTACAGGCAATGTCTCCGCGTCCCATCCTTGCCTCTGACTTCGCGATCCTGGCAGAGAACGTAGCGGGTGTACAGCGGTCCATGGCCATTGATGGGTACAACCCTGGCGATGGTACCTCGAACAACCAGCGCATGGTTACGGTGTACTCACTCGACAGCACGGGCAGTCCAGTGAGTGCCGGCGTGAAGACAAATGTCCAGACGTACCTACAGAGCATGCGCGAGATCAACTTCATCGTCAACGTAGATGATCCAGTGAAGCGTGAGATCGACGTTACGACCGCCGTTGTGATGAATGTAGGCTACCAGGCTGCGGATATCATCAACCGTGTTCAGCAGGCCATCATCAACTTCCTGAACCCAGCAACCTGGGGCATCTCGCCATCGGATAACCCGAACGATCCGATCACCTGGATCAACACGCCGACGATCAACCGTCTCGAGTTGGCGAGTGCGATCACTACAGTCGTTGGTGTGAACGTGATCAACACCCTTACGCTCGGCGCACACGGCGGAGCGCAGGCTGCTACGGACTACCTGATGCCTGGCAAGGCTCCTGTTCCGTTCACCCAAGTAGCTGACCTGACTGTGACGGCAAGCTGATGCCTGCTCCCACCGACGCTGGCTCCTTCGCACAGGCAATGTATGCCCAGATGCTGCCCGTGCAGAATGCTGAGAATCAGACCGGGTGGGCGCTGATCACATACCTGGGTGCTCTTGGGCAAATGCTGCAGGATCTGGACTACCTCGCGCACGCACCCGATGCTAAGCACCCGGTCTGGTTCAACCTCATCGACCTGGACGCGGTACCGGACAACGGTGTGCCCTGGCTCGGGCAGTTCATCGGCATTCACGCCCAGCCGGGTCTGACCCCTGCCCAGCAACGTCAGCAACTGAGGGACAAGGTTGGCTGGCAACGCGGCACACCGGCAGCAGTATCAGCGGCCATCGCGCTGTTTCTGACTGGCACCAAGACGGTTCAGATGAACGAGCGCGACAGCAGCCCGTATCACTTCACCGCGACGATTTGGACAAATGAGCTGACGCCGAATACTGCGGCGCAGGTAACTAACTACGTCAATCAGTTTGCGAAGCCTGCCGGTCTGCAGTGGACGCTGACGGTCAACCCTGGCTCGCCACCCGCTGTGACGTATGCGCAGATCTATACCCGTGGTGACACCTACGGCTCCATTTATACAAGCTTCCAGACCTACGCAGACATCCACTAGGGAGGGCTATGCTCACTACAACCAGAAGGGGGATTCAGTACCCGAACACGGATCGTAGCGACCGTGCTGACATTGCCCTTCATATGTCGTATCTCGCGCTCGCTACGGACGTTGATGTCCTGTTCAATCAGGGCACCGACGCTGCGCGGCAGGCGGCAGCGCACCAGAGTGGTGGCGGTAGGTTCTGGTGGGCTACTGACAGCAAGGTGATGTGGTACGATGACGGCGCTGCTTGGCAGCAGGTCATCCCGACCACGCCGATCAACCTGCAGACGGCGAGTTACACGCTCACACTTGCAGACATCAACGGTATTGTGGAAATGAACGTAGCCGGTGCTAACAATCTCACCGTACCAAATGACACACTCGCGAACTTCCAGATCGGTTCATCGGTGACCATCTCACAGCTGGGAGCGGGACAGACTACGCTCGTAGCGGCCAGCGGTGTTACGCTACGGTCTTACAACAACAGTCTGAGACTGGCTGGACAGTACGGTCTCTGCTCTCTGGTCAAGCGTGCCGCGAATGATTGGTATGCAGCCGGGAACCTGGTGCCCTAATGCTCACGGCCAAGGTACCGGGCGTCCTCTGCATTGACCGCGTGGTTCCTGCTCTCACGATCACCAGTCCTGCGGCTGGTAATGTAGCAGGTACAGCCACTATCGCTGCAACTGCTACGGACAATGACCAGATCGCTTCGGTGCAGTTTAGGATGGATGGAAACATCATCGGTACGGTGACGGCTGCACCGTTCCAGATGAGTTATGACACACATGCTATCCTAAACGGTGCTCACACCATCACCGCTATTGCTACAGATCGCGTAGGCAACCAGACGACGAGGACGGTGGCCATCACTGTAGTGAACCAGCCTGCTGTGAACTTCTACAGCCCCGGCAACGGTGCAACTGTCAGCGGCAACATGACGCTCGCCGCTACCGTGACGCAGTACAGCACCGGCGTCACCGTCTGGTTCTATGTGAACGGTAACAACATCTATGGCTACCGTAGTGGCAATGGCACGTACTCCGTAGCCTACGACACGCATTACCTCGCGGTGGGCTGGAACACGATCACAGTCATCGCACAGGATGATGCGGGTCAGCAGACACGAATCGACTACAGCGTGTACGTCAACAATAGCGCACCGGGCGCTGGCGTCACTCTGCTCGGCGACCATTGCTACTGGGACGGCGAAGGCTGGGACAACTACCGCCATAGCCCGCCTGCCTACGATGGCACGGGAGATACCTGGATCTGGTCAAACACCGGAGCGAAGTTCAACCCGGTTTACCTGCCGGGCAACCCTGATCCCACGCACTACCAGATGCGGGTGTGGTGCCAGGTCAACCGTATTGAAGGAGGCTCAGATGGAAACGTCTGCTACCTTGACTTCCAGGTGGGAGGGGTTGTGGGATGGACAAACGTCTGGGCGAATGGTCCAGCCTACACAAACATCGGGCCGCTCTGGAATGTGAACGGTGGCAATGACTGTTATGCGAAGTGGTGGTGCAGCAGCCCGGGATGGAACACATGCTTCTGCATCGGCATTGGCTTCTACTACGACTTTGTAGTCAAGTCGGGTTACGCGAGTTAGCGTTACGCTGAGTCGCGTTATCGCATCGCGTACTGCAGCCAGGTCAGCTCATTCAGCAGCTTCACGATCGCTGACTTAGCCCAGCGCTGCTGCAGAGGAGTCTTGTCTACTCCCCAAGTCGCTATGTAAGTGATGCGGTTCTGCAGCGTGACGCTGTGACCCTCCCACCACTTGTCCCAGACTACCTGGGCAGCCTCCTTCTTTACATCCTTGACGGTGCCCTTCGTGATGTCACCACCCCAGCCAGTGTGGCATTGGGCGGCAACGTGCGCGATGCGGCGGCACCGCTTCTTGTCTTGACTCAGTTCCGTACCCTCTGCATCACTGCCGAGTCGACGTGGGATTTGGGAGGCGGCCAGGGCTACATGGTACAAGAGGCGAAGCCTATCCCTTTCGACCTTCTCTATCTCCGATGGGTCGAAGTCCCTAACGCTTACTCCAGGATCGTAGTAGGCTGCTAGGAACGAACTAGCGGCTTTGGAGGAGCCTTTCTCCATGGCCGGTCCTTTCGAGGTGGTAAGGTAGTGGGTCCATTCGTTCCAGCCATGGAGAAACGATTCTCCATGGTCACCCGCTAGTAGCCAGCTAGCCTTTCCTGGCGGTCTTCCCGTTCACGCTGCTGATCGATACGTGCAGCGTCCTGGCGAGCCTTCAGAAGCTTGGCGTGTGTTCTGTGGAATCTGCGGTCCTCGATGCGCTTATGCTCAAGCGCAATCAGGATCTTACGCGCAGTCGCCTGCTGGACGGTACAGTGGACCCCATGAAGGATCCGCTGTACCGTCTGAGGCGACACAAGTGCGTATTGGGCTGCCGCCTGAGCGGTGCCACACCGATCTACTAGCTCCTTGGTGTGTGGCTGAATCTTGGAGCAATCGATCGTCGACTTGTGATACTTCTCATAGCTACTCACTTGGGGCGATCTTCCTCAGACCAGGTGATGCCGGCGTTGGCGTTGGCCAGCCACTCCTCTACCTCAATGGCTGGGATGCCGTGCTCTGCATCATCCTTGCCCCACTCAATAGGTGGCACACCGGCAGCCGAGAAGGACTGAACGCGATCACGTATGGTGCAGCCCCGGTCAAGTTGACCCATGAACACGCAGTGTCCTGCCTTGTAGCACACCGGTGCGAATGTAGCAGGGATCGGTGAGGCTAGTCTCTGGAACTGCCAGTCAGACTTCTTGACCGAGTACTGGTTCTCCTTGCCAAAGTTGATCGGGTGACGGTAGCTGTACCCGGTCTTGTTACGGATGGCGCTGATGATGCCGATGAAGACGCTGCGCCACTCGAACTGTGCTTGTGTACAAAGCCGGTTGCCCGCGTGTTCGGTGAGTCCACGCAGGTTGGTCTTGTAGATCACACGAGTGGTCACGCAGTGCGGCAGGATGCCACGCGCGTCTTCAGCAGGGATGCCCAGGTCGATCAGCTTCTCGTAGGCATCGCCTACCTGCTGCATGATGTCGCACCAGATCTTGAACGCCGGTTCATCGCCGGCAGGCCCAGGTACGATGTGCGGCGGTAGGGCTGCCTCAGCGGCGATGCCTCGCTTGACCGCGAACCGCAGACTTTCCTGCGCGTACACGGCTGTGCGCTGACGTACTAGCTGATGCGTGAAGGAGCGCGTAACTCCCTCAATCATGAACTGGAAGTCGATGAACTCCCATGGTGCCTTGAGGTGTGTCTTGAGGCTTTCTTCCCACGCCCATTCACGATCCTCGTCGGTCAGGTCTTGCAAGTCATACACCGGGTCGCCGCGATACATGCGGAAACCAGCAGCGAGCGAGCCGAGCGGATCAGGCGTGGCGCTGAGGAGGGTCACAGAGGGTACCACGTTGCGACCCTCCTCGCGCCTGATCGGCTGCGACTCGTACATCGCTACGTCAGCGTACCGTATGATGTCCGAGCCGCTCATGCCTAACCTGCCTTTCTCTTCACGACAGCCTTGGCCGTCTTGGTCTTCATGAAGTCGGTCATGGTCGTTGCCTTAGGGCGCAACTTCCCAACCTCTCCGGTCAGATTCGGCTTGAGGGTGACCTGTGCCTTGACCGGAGGGCTGTCGGTTTCCTTGATGTTGGCGATGCCTCCGAAGCCGACAACCTCCTCTCCCTTCTTCCACCGCGCTCCCTTGACTTGCGGCGGTCGATAGCGCCAGGTGATGCGGCAGATGCCCGGTACGGTGAAGTCCTCACCGAGCGCAATCTCGTCTGCCGCCACCTCAGCGATAGCGTCCATGACCGACTTCACCAAGTTGGGCTTGATGCCGGTCATCTCTTGCACCTCAAGTGCAAGTTCGTGTTTCGTGAGTGACACGTTTGCTCCCTTGGTAGTGATTCTTACAGACCGCAGAAGTGTCGTGTTGTAGGCCACGGGTTACACCTTGACATGTTGGTTTCCCATCCACTTATCTCCGGATCGCCTCTTGTTGGAAGCTGCTACGGCTTCGCCGCTGACTTTGCGATTCAACTCGCTGGGTGATCTTCCCGAGTTATGATACCGAAGATGACATCCTATGTGTGTAGCTTTGAGGTTCTTCCTGCTGTTGTCTCCGGTGTCCCCATTTCTATGGTGAACAGCCAGAGCCTCAGAGGAATGACCTCCTCGTACCAGGATCGAAGTTTTGCATACCCAACAGTTCCATGGCGGTTCTTCGCCAAAGAACTTGTGGAATGCTCTCCGAGCGGTACGATATCTACACATCTATAGTCCGCACATGTGTCTGGTTACCGGCCAAGGGTTCCATCCCCGCACTGCTACTGCGTTCCTTCCGGCTTGTAACTGTGCCCACACGGGCCAGTGATCTGCCGTGCCCCATCGCCGGTAGAAGGACCCTCCAAATGTCCTCATGAAGTTGGAGTCCATTTGAAGCCCACCATAGTAGCCGTAGCCACTGCTGTTGGGATCTGTCCAGCTTCCCTCGTACGAGTGAATGCACAACAACCCGCTCGTCACGTAGTCCGATGAACCACCGGCTGCGTGTGAGCTTCCTACCATGATGAACGCCGCGCATAGCGCAGCTAGGATGACTCGTGCCTTTGGCACTATTCTCCTGACGTTGATTGCAGGCCTCGCGAGCGCCCATCTCCTTCTCGCGGTACACGCGCACCTTCTTCACGCCTGCGTTCATGCGCACCCGGTTCACTGCTACGTGACCTCGATGGTTCCGCTGTCGCTGCCGCTCTTGGAGCCGACCACCGTGATGTCTACGCTCCCCTGGTAGTCCATGGGGAAGAAGACGTTGGTGGTGCCGGTGTTGTCCACGTTGCGCTTCTCCTCGTCCTCGGCCTGGATCGACGCGTGACTACCCTTCACCGCGTCGGTGTCCCAGGTAATGACGCAGACCTTGCGCGTGTGGATGAGTTCGACGGCCACGTTACTCGTCTTCCTCGTCGGAACCCTCGCCGTTCTCGTCCTCGGCCTCTTCGCCATTCTCTGCCGGCAGGCCGGTGTCGGGATCGTTGGGCTCGTTCCCAGCCTGCTCGGCGGGCACACTGCCCTCCTGCTGGGTCTCTTCGTCTCCCACTCTTGCTCCTTTCGTCATAGTTCCGGGTCGATGACCCACATCTCAGAGATGCTTACCTGACGTGTGGGCATGTAACCCGGTTTGACACCGCGCACGAGAATGAGATCTCTGCCCGGCCTCATACCCCAGACTTTCTCTCGCAGCCTGGGGTACCGCCAGCGATCGACGCGAAGACCGAGTTGGTCGCTCTCGTCGTCACCGACCATCACCACCCATTTGTCCAGGTGGGGATCTCTGATAGGTCTTCCGTTCAGCATCGGGTGCTTCGGATCGCTCATATCGAGCTCAGCACCTTTTGCCTGGTTGAACTCAAACAGATCGCGTTCATTCCGCGTGTAGATGCAGCCCAACCAGACAACCTCGATATCGTTGCCTTGCTCGTAGGGCAGGTCAGACGCGACGTGAGTCGGCAGCGGAAGTTGCTCCAGATCCCCGCTTGCGATCTCTGCCTTGACATGCGTGATGGCTTTGTCAAGCCACAGAGCGCCGAATGGATCCTCGCTCCTGTCTGCAAACTCCTTGATACGCTCCATCGTGATCGGACCGACGCCCTTCACTTGTAGCAGATCTGGCCAGTCACGTAGGCCAAACTCCTCCCGGTAGCGCACGATCTCACCGCCTGTCTTCTCGCCGATGCCCGGCACCTGGCTGAAGCCGCTGACGAGATCCTTGCCATCCCGCTCCCAGCCGATACCGCTTATGCTCGGGTGCGGAGGGCGTATCGTCAGCTTGCGGCCGAACCGTTGTGAATCACGCAGTAGTCGTCGTGCCTTTTCTGCGTCAGTCGTGACGTTCAGCCGACACTTGTAGAACACCTCAGGGTGATACCGTTTGAAGTACATCGTGTGGTACGCGATCATACCGTAACTCACCGCGTGACTAGCGTTGAATGCGTAGGAGCCTGCCGTGATCAGCCGCATCCAGATGAGGCGAGCTAGTTCCTCGGTCATGATACCGTCGCCGCCATGTAGCCTCATCGCACCGTCACGTGCCTGCTCCCACTTACGGTTGAACTCCTGATCGCCTAGTTTCTTGCTGATGATCCGGCGCACCTCAGCGCGGTGCGTCCAGTCAAAGTCAAAGATGGCACCTAGTAGCCGGAGGATCTGCTCCTGGTAGACGATCTGCCCGTACGTGCTGTCGCAAATCTCGCCCATCGCCGGGTGAAGCTGTTCCGGCTTCTTGCGTCCCCACTTGATGTCGATGTAGTCGTTGGCCGCCCCATTATGAAGAGGCCCAGGCCGTCCCAGTGCTGTAACGTCGTAGACATGTTTGAAATGGTCAGGTTGGAGTGCACCGTTGACGTAGCGGCACGCTCGCCCATCAAACTGGAAGATACCCACGACGTCGTTTTCCTTGAAGCCTCGGATGACCTCCTCGTCATCCAGCGGCATATTGTAGAGCGTATCAAGATCCCACCCCATTTCCTTTCGCATGTGGTCTAGTGCCTCGATCGTACTCAGGCCGAGTGCGTCGATCTTCAGAAGTCCCTTGGCCTCAGCGTCGTACTTATCCATGCTAATGACCTGACGCGTCTCACCTTTGACTTGGCGCTCATATATTGCTGCCACGTCTGTGATGGGACCAGTAGAGATGACCATTCCAGCCGCGTGGACTCCAAATCCTGCGTAGTTGCCCTCAAGGTCAAGTGCAGCTCCAAGATCCGGATACTTCTCAAATACTTCACGTGCCTGCGGAAACTGTTCAGCCGTGTCCTCGACCGTCGCGCTGGCACGTAGATCACCGGATGATCGTTCGATGAGTACATCTTTGATCTTTTGAATCTCCCAGTCGGGTACGTGGAAGACACGGGCTGCCGCATCCAGGCTGTTCTTTCCCTTGTACCGGGTGAACGTCCCGATCGTGCTTACCTTCCCGCGTCCGTACTTGCTCTCCATGTAGTTCCAGATGTCGTTGCGCCTGTCCGACGAGAAGTCAATGTCCACGTCGGGCAGATCCTTGCGCGTGACATCGATGAACCGTTCGAAGACGAGGTCAGGATACTTCACCGGGTCAACCTCGGTGATGCGGAGTAGCCAGCACACGAGCGAGCCTGCGGCGCTACCGCGTGCTGGCCCCACCGCGATGTCGTTGTCCTTCGCCCAGCGTACCATGTCGCTGATGACGAGGAAGTAGTCGATGAAGTCCTTGCCCTCGATGACTTCCATCTCATGCCGCAGCCGTTCCTTGTACACACTCAGCTGCGGCTCGGACAGCTTGTTACACCGCCGGTACCGCCAACCGTCTAGGATCCAGTCACGCCATACCTGCAGGGCATCGGTGTAGCCTGCTGGTAGCGGGAACCGCACCATCTCGAGCGATGGGAGCTCAACCGTACAGCGCTCCGCGATCTCGCGCGAGGTAAGTATGGCCTGAATAGCCTGACGCTTGGTCAGCCCCGTACCCATCAGTTTGCGCATGATCATCTGATCCGTCCATGGCGGGCAGAGGTTGGCGTTGTAGCCCCACTCACGCGCCATGTCCTCCAGGCTGCGCTTCTCACCTGGCCGGAGGTTGTGAAGGATCTGCTGCATCTCCTTCTCCTCCGGGATCGTGTAGTGACAGTCAAATGTCACCACGTACGGGATCCTGAGTTCCTCGGCGATCCTTACAAGCATCCCATTCGCTTGCCGAGTCTTATCCAACTCAGGAAAAGCCTGAACCTCAATGTAATAGGAATCGCCGAACTCGCGAAGGTACTGAGAAGCAAGTCTTCTCGCTCGTCCATAGGAAGCGTCAGCTTCAGTAACGTGCTTCCCGCCCACGGCGGCTGTAAAAAGTGCAGATCCCTGGCATCCAGAAAGTATGACCAACCCGCGCTTATGAGCCGCAAGCATCTTTCCATCTGCGGTGGGCTCATAATAGAATCCTCTTGAAAACGTGTCCGAAACAAGTCGGAGCAGATTGCGATATCCCTCCGCGTTCTCGGCCACAATGGTAAGGTGATTCTTTCTTTGTGTAGCCTGTTCACCTAGTTCTCCCGTGTAGAGCTCGACGCCAAAGAGGGGCTTGACCCCGTGTTTACGGGCTGCCGACTCAAGCTGGACATGCGAAGAGATATTTCCATGCTCGGTAGCCGCAAGTGCAGTGAGGCCAATCTCTCCTGCCCGCCGGATATGCGCAGACGGCAGAGCGTAGCCGTCACCGTAACTGAACGTCGTGTGGTGGTGAAGTGAGGCAAAGACCATCTCCCTTGTCCGTTGGGGTAGCCTCGCCGTACGCTTCACCTTGCGGTGGATGATGGGCGTGTGGTGTCCATGCCCGTCACGATGAACTGGTACGGTGACGCTCAGTGCTTCAAACTGTGATTCGCGATCAGCCACTACGTCGTACCCTCCGCGATACGCACGCCGAAGTTTGCGTAGTTGGTGATGTCAAGGAACTCCTCCACCAAGTTGTGCGTGACCTCTGCCCTCATCGACTCGGTCAGATCTCCATCGAGCAGATCCAGCGCGTTGAGAACTCGGTCAATCTTGGTTCTGATCTGTACGGCCTGATCACGACAGGAGTAGTTCTTCCAGAGTGCCTTCCTAAGCCTTTCGCGATCGACGTGGACATCCCAGGCCATGCGTATGACCCGCATGTAGTCGTGGGCGTCGTCTTCGGGCAGTGCGCCTTGGGTATCATAGGACTCCTCGAAGATCATGCGTGTACCCTCATGACTTCTTTCGCTCCCTTGTAGACGTCGTGAAGTAGAACGCCATGCTGCCACTTTGCCCATCTACCCAGACGGTGAACGCGAGGCCAGCAGTCGCAGGTATTGCTTACTGCCTTCACGCCCATCTTCCACGTTCGGTCGTTCGGGTCGAAGTCAGTTGGTTGAATGGAATACTCGATTGAGCAGATGCCGCTCAGGATAGACCAGCGGTACCAGGGGTCGTGCTCGTAGCCGTTGTAGATGACCAAGTCCTTCTCGGCATCCAGTGGCGGCGCTACGAGCGTGTGGATAAAGTAGGGTGAACTCTTGAAGTCGTGGTCTCCGTGACAGAGCAGCGGCTGCGGTAGCGTACTGATCACCACATCAAACTCGGCGACGATGTGGTGCAGGTTATGCAGGTTGCCGCTGAACTCAGTGGGAAGGATGATGCCCTCGTACTTCTCCCACAGCACGTCGTAGACGTTCTGCACGTTCCACGATGGATATGCCTGGAGGTACTGCTCCCACGCGGTATATCGGGCAGCGTCGCCGTACACCTTGTGCGCGTATCCCTCAGCCGTGCCCAGCCGGACGTACTGAACATAGCTGTCCGGGTAGGTACCGTTGATGCCAGGGATGCCTTCGTGTAAGTACATGCTCCCTGGCAGGACGCTCTTCTCCTTGATGCTGAAGATCGCCACGTATGCGTCGTCGAACTCATCGATCGCGTGGGCGGCGATGAGTCCCGCCGGGCCACAGCCTAGGATCGCGACGTTGATCAAATCTTTACCTCCCTGAGAAGTTCATGTAGTGTAGGCTCGACGTAGATGTCGCCGAGGTAGCGTCTTACCATGCGTGCTTCGTACAGCGTGTTGATGATGCCGTTCGCCTCATCGCGTGGGACGTTGAGTAGCTCCTCAAGATCCTGACGGCGGAACTTGCCCTGGTTCCTGAGGTGCTTCGCGAGTAGTGGGCGACCCTTCAGGTACTGTGCCATCTTCTCCTTGTTGCTCTGCGCCGCCTCACGGTCAGACAGTATCTCCTTGCTCCGCTCGCGGTACCCGAACGTAGGCATACCGTACAGAACGTTCATAAAGCGGCACGCCGCATTCACATGCTCCGGTCGTACGACCACCTTCTGGTACGTCGAGTCGGTGCTGAACAGACGCGCTGCTATCGCTGCCGCGATGCGCGCAATCTTGATCCTGATGTTCGCCGCCTGTACCAGTGGCGGATCCTCGATGTACCGCTTACCCATCTCATTTGCCAACTCGAACACCCTCGTCTCAGCACGCTTCTGGAACAAGACCTGGTCTACGCTGCGGGTCCAGCACCACATTAGTAACTGGTGGCAAGCTTCGGATGTGTACCGTAGCTCACCACCGCCCACCGGCTGGTTGATCTTCTCGGCAGGTACGTCAAACAGCGTACACGCCATCGCTAGGTCGAAGCGTGCTATGTCCTCTGCGTTACCGATCAGCGGCTTGATGGCGTCCACCCCGTAGGTGTAGTTGGCCATGGTAGCGTTGCGTGGGTTGCCTAGCCAGATAAGTCGCGTGCGAGCCCAGGTTGACTCTTGCTGAATCTTCACGAGCCTAGCCATACCCGACGAGCGGATGTCGCTCATCTGTGCTATCTCGTCGGGTGAGAGACCGCTGATCTCGTCCAGTACTACCAGACGCTTGTCGTTGATCGGTACGACGCCCCATGTGACTGCCCAGTCCCGGCCACCCATTTGCTGGAGGCCACCCACCACGCCTGCGAAACTGGCAGCCTCACAGCTGATTAGCTCCCCGCCACCGTAGTGACGAATCAGCCGTTCGGCCGCCAGGCTTTTGCCGGTACGTGTGTCACCGACAATAAGGCTTTCTAGCCAGCCGCGATTCACTCGTTCGCCTGCGAAGTCAAAGCTGAGCAGGCTGTGGAACGTCAGGTCCATCAGCGCGTGCATCTCGGGACGACCCTGGATGTGCGTGACGTGATCGCTCAGAGCCTTGCTGATGTCGGCCAGCTTCTTGATCGGATCGCTTGGTGCTTGGAACTTCTTCATGAGACGAATCGCAGCGTCGCTCATGTCGAACTGATCAACGGCGGTCTCCATGTAACTCAGCTCATGTGCTAGGAACTCCTTGCGATGGTTGACCGGGTTCATGTGCAACGCACCGATAGCTGAGACTGTGTTGTTCGGCAGTAGGCTGTGATGATCTACCGATGTGATAGAGATGCTCTTGTACTGCGCGGCGTCCGGTGATGTGTCCGCACCGTCGGTGTAGTCAAGAGCGGGTCGCGCAAAGAATACATCTACCGAATGATGCTCGTCGTACTCATGCTGCAACCTACCGCACTTGCCACCAGGGATACCGTAGGCGTCGTTGATAACCTTCGCCACGTGTTCCTTCGTCGCTTCAATCATGCCGAGGATGAGCGGGTCATCTGACTCAATGAAGACTTCAGCTTGACCCTGGTTCGCGTTGAGTGGGCAGCCTTGGCACTTGGTACCGGCATCCTGGGTGCAGACTAGGCGTGCCTTACGCGGGATCAGGTAGCCAGGTTCCTTGCGCCCCTTCAGCGTGACGAGTACGCGCACAGGTATGCCCACTCGTTCATTGTCAAATGTGTCTAGCACGGTGACCGTGTCTACCGGCACGTCCTTCTGCCTGCGCCCGGCGCGTGCAGCCTTGCCAACATATTTCACAGCACCGCTGATCGCAGCCCTAAGAGCGGCAGGACCCTCGCCGGTGAGCAGATCGGTGATGTCCTTACCGTGCTTAGGCACCACGGGATATGGCAGCTTCACCAAATAGATAGAGTCAGTCACGGATGAGAGGCTACGGGCTATCTTGACATTGCCCTGTTGCCCCTCGTCGTCCATGTCCTGCGCGATGTAGACCGTCTTACCCTTGAACAATGGCCCCCAGGTCATGTCCCATTGGTTCTCCCCGGCGGTACGGGTGATGGCACTGAACCCATACTGGATTGCGAGCATGGCGTCCCATTCACCCGCGCAGATGATGATCTCACCAGGTGCGCTCGCGAGCACGCTTAGAGGGTATAGGCGTGGCGGCTTGTTGTAACCGATCTCGCCCCAGATCTTGCGGCGACCCTCAGCAGGACGCGGATTGTAGTACCGGATGTTGACTAGCTCGCCATCCTCGTCATATACAGGGATGGTGTAGTTGGCGCTATCCTGTAGTCCGACCTTGAACTTCTTGAGCGTGGCATCAGTCAGACCACGGCGCTCGTGTAGCCACTGTAGCGCACCCGGATTTGACATTAGCGCCGAGTGCCACCCGTCTACCATGGCCTGGCTGATGACACGCTGCTTCCTATCCGGTGGTTGCCCGTTGAGATTCGGAGACACACCGTTGCTTGATGCTGGCGTCCACTCGCTCCGCCTACGGATGAGGGCAGTTACTGGCATCCCACCGCACTTGAAGCAGTAGTAGACACCCTTGTCCACGTTGAGGCTCGCCGACCTACGCGAGTCGCCGTGGAGCGGACAGTGCATGTTCCATTCTCTGGTACCATCATCATTCCTGTGAGTTGGGGTCTCGCCCTCCAGGTACGGTTGTAAGACCTGTATTTGACGTGATGTTACTTTAGCCATCAGAAGCGGAGGCTGCTGCAGGAGAAGCATTGGGTCTTGCCGGACTCTTCCCCAAGAACGCAAACAGCACCGTCTTCATTCGGCTGAGCTCTATAGTGAACGACCACGGCTCTACCGTACAGCGACGGCTCTCGTAGTCGGCCAGTAGATCATAGAACTCCTCATCACGGCTCTCTGGCGGCGTGAAGATCCACGCAACCTTTGTGCTGTTCAGCCTCTTCAGGTCATACTCAAACCCCGCGCAGGCGAGCGTCGTCGCGAGTGCGAGATCGTCCGTCCCAAATGCTTCTCCTGCTTCAGCCATAGCTACTCGAACGGATTGGCTGCGTCGTCCTCGCGCAGCGCCTCGATGATGGCGGCAGTCAGCCGTTCGGCAGCACCGCTTCCACGCATCTTGGGCATGTCGCCCAGGTTGCGATCTTCCCACTCCTTCTTCAGAGCATCGATGTCCCAAGACTCGTAATCGTCGCCATCCTCGTCACCGCTCTCTGCCTCTTGCCCCGCCTCGTCAGCGGCATCGGCGACAGCGTTGTCTTCCTCGCGCAGAGCCTTGATCAGCTTGTCGCGCTTGTTGCCACGGCCACCGGGGATAGTGGCACCCCGGTCGTTGACTTCTGCCTCGAGATCGTCATCGGCCCAGTCGTCGTAGCTGCCGACCTCCGGGTCGTCCTCACGCGAAGGAACGAAACCGTCTGCGTACTGCGACGTTGCCTCCTCCTCGTCAGTCTCGATCGCGTTGCTACTGCCGTTGGCTGCGGCAGTGGCTGACAGACCGCCGACCTCGTCGCCGTCCTGAGACGGCATTAGCTTGCCGGCATCCGGCGCGTACTCGCCGTTGTACTCTCCGTGGTTGACTTTCACACGGATGATCTTGCCGACCTGCTTGGTCGGATCCAGCTTGCCTTTCTCCTTCAGCTGGCATGCTCGGATGAACTCCGCCAGCTTCCAATCGCTCTCGGGACCCAGCCCGATGTACGTGAAGAGCCAGTCGTAGTCTGGCCCCATGTCCAACCCGACCCGGATGTCGTTCGCGGGTTGGCCGTTTGCCTTGACCTCGCGCTGTTCGCACAACGCGATACGTCCGACGCGAAGTCCGGTGGGTACCTTGACGCCGGTACCGCCACCTGACTCTTCGACGCCAGTGACGTCGTAGTCAATGAGACGTGCCACTATTGCTCCCTTCTGCCTCGTCTAGTTGCGGCCGCACGACCTCGCTGGCTGCGCAAACCAGCGCCGCCTGAGCGTGCCGCCTCTACTGCCCGCATTATCTGCGGGATCGTCGGATCGTCTACATACCCATCCGGTAGGAACGCATCGAAGTGATCCTTTGCGTAGTACCGGCTGGACTCGGTGAAGTGGATCCGACGAATCTCTTTCTTGCCTTCCTCCACGACTTCCATGAACCCCACCATATTCATGTAGCCGCAAATCTTCTCTGGCATCTGGCGTACCTGTATGTACGGGCGAAGGACGTCACCACCCTCATCGTTCGCGGGATGCGGTCCCTCTAGCGGGTGAGCGGTGATGCCAAAGTGGAACCGCTTACACCCGATCATGTGCCGCACCCACTGCTGAATGCGGTCGGCATTGGTACCATACTCCGGCTTGTCCTTGCCGCCGGTGGACGTGATGTTGGGCTTGTTGGTTGGCCGACCATTGTCGTCAAGTACCCAGTTACGGCCAGGCTTGTTTCGCCACGCGGCTTCCCAAACGTCGTCCAGCAATACGTCCTGCGCGATGCTGATGCAGTCCCACCAGATCCATTCATAGGGCATAGGGTCAATGTGCTGACACCACTCCAGGATCTGCAACATCTTCTCGTGCGTGTCCGCAACGATCTCGTGTGCGCCGCTGCGTAACGCTCGCGCTGGTATCAGGTCCATGCTACTGCGGATGATGAGCGTCGGGTACTCGGCAGCACCCGTCGCGATGAAGCTAGTCTTGCCATTACCAGGGCTGCTGTAGACCAGCATCCTAATCCACTCTGACTCACCAAGCTGCGTGAAGTTCAGGTGGGGTGATACGGGTGCCTGTACGACCGACAGGTTCGCCTGCCTACCCGACGGTCGGACGTGCGAGCCTGTTTGCGGCCGACGCGGCATCTAATCCCCTTTCTGCGAACCGATGCAGATAAAAATGCGATTTTGGATCGCCATACGGCAAATCACCTACCCTCGTACACTTCGTGCTCGCTGTACGGGTCCCACTGCTTCGTTGTCTGCTCGAGAAATGCCAAGTAGTCGTTGCCGGTCTCGTGCAGCTCACAGGCGTCGCGCATCGGGCACATCGGGCAGGTGAACATGCCCGGATTCTTCGTGAGCGGCAGCTGGCCGCGTCTGAATAGCTCAATGCGAGCGTAATCGACCTGTGCGCGGTACTTGACCTCCTCGCGGTCGTGCTCATCCCGGAAGATCGGCATCCGCTTGAAGTACGGTGACGGCTGTTTCTTGCTGACCGTGCCATCCTGGTTGAGATACATGCGCTTGCCGTCAATCAGCTTACTCGCTCGTTCATCAGGCATAGCCTTGCGCATGATGTTGTACATCATCCCGGCGAGCCGCTGTTTAGGGCCAAGGATCTTCTTCTCGCGCAAGAAGTCCACGCCATAGGACCAGTACGCTCCTGCCTGGTCATCCAGTACCAGATGGCTCCAGTTCTTGTCGCCGATGCCACCCGTAGTCTTGTGATCCGGGATCCAGATCTTCTTGTCGCGTCTGTCGCGCCAGAGACCATCAACGACGCCGGTGTAGTAGAACCATGGCTCTACCTTGCTATGCGGCCATTCAGCTTTCCGTACCTCATGCGTAACGAGTACGCGGAAAGGCATCTCGGTGGCGAGCACTTCCCAGCGGTCATCGTTGCCGTACTCGTCCACATAGTTGTTCATCATCGCGATGCCTAGCTCGTGGGCATTCTCCCAACGCTCGTCGTCACCCTCACCGACGCGCATGCCAAAGATCTCCTGGTTCTCCTTCATGTCGTCTTCGTAGGCTGCCTCAAACGCAACAGCGGGATGGGTGCCCCGCTTCACGCCGGGCACGTACCACGCAGCGAGTGCGCGGTGTACGAGGCTGCCGAAGCGCAGGGCAGGCGCATCAGTATGCGGCTTGAGCCGATCGTTGTACGTCCGGTCCCACAGCCACTCACACTTCTTCAGTGTGGTGCGCTCGCTGGTTCGCAACATAGGCAAACCGCGTCCGTTTGCTGCCCCACGCTTACCCGTCATGCTTGAACCCTCCACCACTTGTAGGTACTAGACCGCCGGGGAACTGCCCCCGAACCGGGAACCCTACCGTACCCCAATCCCCGGCGCTAGTCTAAAAAGTCCGCTATTTACGGACGAATACTGCGACACCTATTCCTGTCGCAAATATCCTTCAAGTTATTCACAAGTGCCACAAGCCTCTCGCGCGAGCGCTCGCGCTCGGGCCGCCAGTTGCCCTAGTCACCTTTCCTCACGATCGCGCGTACACGCGCTCGCGCGCTGAAGATCTTAGAGACTAAGAACTAAGATCTTGACACAGTTTGTTCGCTCGCGCGGTCGAGCGCTTACACGCGCGATCGAGTCCTACGCGCGAGAGCGATCCTGCCTCGCGAGCGCGAGCAAAGGAAAAGCCCTGGTTCCAAGCGATTCTGGATTTGTGGCTATCTTTGGATTTCCTTGGATTTATTTGCGATTATGCTTATCCGTCGTTCTCTCAGAGACGATAGTCTCAAATCGAGCCACAAAAAAAAACGGCTCCCAGCACTACCCATGCTGGGAGCCGTATTCGTCGAGGATTCTTTGATCGAAGCTGAACCAGTCGTCTTCAGCTGGCTTTGGCTCCGATTGAATCCTCGGTTTTCGTGCCGTCTTCGGTCGTGCAGGACGCTTTGGTGGCTCTTCCGGGACGATTTTCTCGTCTGGATGCGCCTTGAAAAGCGTCTTCACGACGTTGAGACACGGAATCAGGAAGATAATCACGAGTGGAAAATACACGGCCTCTTCAAGACCGTGCATGACCGTGTTCACGCGACCTGAATCGGGTGGTAGTTGCTCTTGATGTGCCGGTTGAAGTACCGACCAACGCTCTTGGCACGCGAGCAGGCGACCACTCGCTGACGGGGCACACCCTCGTACATATAGATGCGCCCATCGTTGAACTCAACGTACATGTGTCCGCGATGGTCCCAACCCACAGCCGTCACGTTGGACGACTGTGGAGTCTGGCGCCAGCGAACCTTGATGGCAGGAATGGTAGTCATTGTGCTCCCTTCTCTGGTACGGTCCTATTTCTCGTGCTGTTCCGCGTAAATGCGGCGAAATGCGTCTACGTCCGCCCAGGCAGCCTCGTCGTCGTAGTCGTCGGCGAGGGTGTCAATGGCGTTGAGGAACGCTTCATACCGCTCATTCCGCTTGCCGTCGTAGCCGTACCGACGATATTCAGGATTGAGCATGTTGGCTTCGGATGCCTGATGGTTCAGGGCATCCCTGTCTGACTCCTTGACCTTCGCGATCATGTCCCACAGCACTACACCGGGCACCTGACTGGCGCGACGGTAGGTGTTTGAAGCGTTCTCCGCGAGGGCAAGTTCCCACCCCGAGTACGACTTCTCTATGTACAGGTGCTCACCCATGGCCTCCGGCTCGTAGAGCAGGAAGTAACGGTCGACCTGTGTCGCGAGGTCGCTGCGGTCCCCGAGCCAAAGCTCAAGGACCACAGCCTCGTAAGTGGTGTCAGGCATCAATGTCCGGGAGATCTCCAGGACGCTGATGTTCTCCTTCTTGCCGAGAATAGTCATGACTTACCGTTCTTCTGGCTCTCGACGATCGTGGCCCTGAAGCCTTGCCGTCGGAGATCCAGGATATCACGGTTGATCTTGCCCTTCTCGATGTTCGCCTCAGCGATCTGTTGCTCGATCGTGTTTCTGGAGCGGTAGACATACACGCCGATCTGGTGCATACGGCTGGTGTTGACTGCCCGGTCGGCCAGCTGTTCTTGGTCGTCCGGCACCCATGTCTCGTCAAGAATGTGAACATTCTCGACCAGGTCCAGGGTGATTGCCACACCGCCGGCAGTCGTCGTCATCACGATGACGCGAGGATCGTCAGGTAGACGCTTCCCGTCTTCACGGAAGAGCATCTGATTCACCGTACGATCTTCGTCCTTGGTGTCACCGGTGATCTTGACTGCCTTGATACCGTTCGCGTTCAGATAGGCGTGGACCATGTCGGCCACTTCCTTGAACTGCGAGGCGACGATGGCGAGCGATTCACCCTCAGCCTCGTCACCAGCCGAGTTCTTGCCCACGATACCCTGCTCAGCCAGACGCTCTACGAGCGCCTCCAGCTTACCAGAGTCCGTGCTCGGGATGAGATGCTGAATAGTGCGCTTGCCGCTACCCAGGCAGCGAGGACAGGTGTAGCTGACGGTCGAACCAGTGTTCGCGCCAGCCTCGTTCTCGATCTTACCTGAGCCACCACATGTACCGCAGTTGACTTCCTTGTTCACCATCTCGGCGCAGTATGCGTCAGCGAACACCTTGAGCCGAGCGTACTCGGCTAGGATGCCGATGGCGTTGAGCTGCAGTTCTTCGATGGTCGTCTCTGCTCGCGCAGCGAACTCCCGATACTGCTTCTCTTGCTTGGGAGTCATGTCACACCACACGTCGATCCACTGCGCTGGCGGCAGCTGAGGCAGAACCTCAGACCGCAGCCTGCGGACCACGTATGGCGCCATAGCACGGTAGAACTCATCTTCGCGACCACGCTGGATCCCGCCGATGTCGCTACCGTAGCCATTATTGTTGACCTGCAACCACGTCTTAGCCCATTGCCATTTTGACGTGTACTGCCTGGGGTAGATGAAGTGAAGAGCGCCCCACAGCTTGATGGGCTTACCACCCATCGGCGTGCCGGACAGCGCGTAGCGTCGCTGTGCGTTGATCTCTTTCACAGCGAGCGCGAACTTGCTGTTGCTCTTCGGATCCTTCTTCCCGGAGGCACGCGGCAGACCGCTCTTGTGGAACTCGTCGATGGTGAAAGACGCCCAACCCTCAGGAAACTCCTTCGGGTCCATGAACGGCTCCGCACCGTCGCGAACGGTCTGATACGTGCAGACAAACCAGACGGGCCACTCTTCATCGATGCACTTCCAGAACTCTTCGATGGCGTTGGCCCTGGTCTGCTGCGACATCTCGCCGGAGTACGTGATGACCTCGTGCGGCTTTGGAAGCTTCGCTGTCCAACGCTCCACTTCGAAACGCCACACTGTATTCAGGCTCGTCTTCGGAGCGCATACAAGATGCGGTCCATCGCCGAGGCCTGCCTCAAACACGGCAGCGATCGTCTCCGGAGTCTTCCCCAGCCGTTGCTGGTTCAGGTTCAGAGCCGACGTTGCCGCGAGGAACTGTGTGTCCGCACGCTGGTAGCCACGTAGCCACTCAGCGAGATCCGGCATGGTTTGTGCGATCTGCAGCTTGTCCGCCGGTAGATCATCCACCGTGGCCAGGTCGTTGAGCATACGCTCCCTGTCGATCGCCTCCTTGCCCCACTGCTTGAATGCCCTGCCGAGAACGAGGCTTGGCCCCATCCACTTGTTGAGCATTCGCGCAGACTCGAGTGTCAACGGAACGGTCCACATGGGACCGCCCTCGTTCGCGGGAACAAATCGAGCTCCCGGCACTTCCCTGATGCATGTTACGAGATCAGGGTCATACCGGAATGAGATCTCGATCCTGTCACCTGCGGCACTCATTTCCGCAAATGCCTTATTCATGGTACTCCTTGTATTCTGGTAGTGTCTGAACCGGGTGATTATACCCTACGCACGAGACTTCCGCTTGCCACTTGGCATGCGTCCGGCTCGGAAACAATAGGGACAGCTTCGCCCGGTTATGGTCGTACCTCGACGTACCAGAGCACGAGTCCAATGACTTTTGCGTACTAGGAAGACCCCAGCACAGTCATCGCGCCCACACTCCACGATCAGCCAGCCAGGGTAATCCTCGCTGGGCTTCACCTTGAAGGGTGGAAGCTTACTGACAAACTGCTCTGGATCTTCTAGTCTTCTTGCCATGCTACCTCCCTTCCCATTGGGGTGCCGAGTGGCACCGGCCGACGCTCTCCCCAGAGCGCCAGCCGCTACTACTCGTGCAGTTTCATCTCCTTGCGGTGCATCTGAATAGCGGTCCGCACGATGAGAATCCACTTCAGAGTGTTGCTGTCATCTTCGTCGTCAGCCGAAGACGTGATGACGTCATTCATGACTCGCCGGGCAGCGAGGATCTCCATGCGTTCATCAGACCGCGAGGCGATCCCCATTATGCCCAGAACGGCGAGCCAGAACATACCCAACACACCTACTACAGCGCATCCTATCCCCAGGATGAGCCAAGTATCGGGACTGAACAACTATCCTCCCTGGTTTGTAGGTGTCGTACAGAGTGCCCTAAGCACTCTGGCCATGCCCGCTTCCGGGCACAGCCACAGCGCTCACGAAGTTCTCCGGCGTCGTGGGTCACGGAGCCGAATGCTGCCAACAGACAGAGTCCTCATTCCACCAGGATCCGTGTAGAGTTGCACCAGATGCTTCTCACGGTGCTTCTTCTTGTCGGCTGGTAGGAACTGTCGGAAAGACATCACGCGAACATCATAGATGTGAGCTGGCAATGTGTATTCGATCTCACGGCCATCATCTTTGCCTTTTCGCGTGGTCTCCTGAACTTCGACCCATATCCGGCTTCCCACCAGCAGACGCTCAAGCGGCGTCGTATCTGGTGGGTCGCCGGATGCGAGGACTTCCTCGACCGCCTGCCTTACTTGGGGTTTGCGCCTGCGCGCGTGCCCCTGCGTCCGGCAGGACGCCCACCGCGCTTGGTGGGCTCGGTCTTGGCGGCACCACGCCGCCCGGACGTGCCGCTCGGCTGCGCCTTGGCAGCCGCGCCGCGCCGACCGGAGCCACCCGTCTTCTTGACCGTGGTGACACCGTCGAACTGCCGACCGCGAGCGGTCAGGTTGCTCGGGGCAGAACCGTGACCGGCCTGCTCGTAGAGCGCCTTGGCCTGACCGACGCTGACGCCAGCGTAGACGGCGATGCGGGGCCAGCGGAAGTTGCCGCTGCTGGCCGCCTTGTAGATCGCTGCCGGCGTGGCCGCGATCTTCAGGCTGGGATCTGCGGTGAGCTCGGCCTGCCACATTGCGCGGCCGATCATGCTCATCTCGATCCCAGTCTGCTCGGAGTACCACCGCTCGGACTCCCCACCGTTCTTCTTGATGAGGGCGACGAGCTTGTTGAACTGTGCGGTAGGCACAGCCCTTGCTTCCCTTGCCATTACTGCTCCCTTCGGTAGTGTCTACTCGGTGAATCAGGAAAGAAAATCATACCTGAACCTAGCCAGAAAAGCTAGTCCTTGGAGCAACTTATTCAGCGGCTCCTAAGTGCGCTCTATGGGCCCAGGGAGGACCACCCAGAGCGCACTTAGCAGCCGCCGTGGCTGCTATCGTGCTGTACTACTCGTCGTCGATCTCCTCGTCCGGGTCTTCGCCACGAGCGATGATCTCTGCCCGCTTGGCTTTGACCTCGGACTTCCATTCTGACTCGCCGAACATGCGGCCTCCGCAGACCGGTCCGATGCCGAGTTCACGGCTGATGCGGTTGGTGAGGCGATAGCCACAGTTGGAGCAGTGGCGGATCTCCATACCGAATCGAATCGCGCACTCGCGGATGCCCTCTTTGAGGATCATCTTCGCGATCTTGTTCTGCACGTCAGGCGGCAGCTTGCCTTGGCTGGGTCCGAACATGACGTACAGACGCTTGGCCTGCTTGTCACGCGATTCCCAGCATTGGTAGAACCGAAGCTCGTTGTCTTCGAGTTCCGTGCCGGCTTTCGGCAGTGCGTATCGACCAGGCGGCAATCCGGAGAGAGCCGTGCTCGTCTCGACACCTTCGCTGACGATGGTCTCGCGAGGCTTGCGAGGAAGCGGGATCAGAAGATCCAGAATCCTCCTAGCCTTTTCGAAGCTGAGCCGTGTCGTCTCCTCGACCCAGAACTCCTCGGGCTGCTCAAGAGCGTCCCGCTGTTCCTGGGTGAATGACGTCAGGTCCTGCTTCTGAATGAGGTCTCGGATGTAGTCCAGCTGTTTCTGACTTGCGACACGCTCACCACGTTCGGTTTGCCTGTCGCGAGCCCAGTCTGGTACCGAGTCTCGTTGTACGGTCATAAGACCTCCCTGGTTACTTACCGGATGGAGTTTACCTGAAACTCCGGGTCGGCGCTACTCTCGTAGCACCACCCGCAGGCTCAGGCAGCGATGATGTCCTTGATGTCATCAAGGAGACCACCGTAGATGTCCTGCATGTGCTTGTGGTACTCCATCGCACGTGATGCGTTCTCGCGCTTCTGCTTAGACGGATGCGTGAGCTCGCGCTGTGCCAGGAGTTCCTTCTGACTATGCTTGTGGATCAGTTCTTCGACAGTGACGACGATCGCGTCTAGCTTGTCCTTGTCACTCACCGCGAAGCACTCCGGTGTCCTTCAGGTACTGCTCGAACTGAACGAGTACCGTGGCCTTGCGACCCTTGGGCTTGATGCCCGCCTTGCGCAAATATGCTTGCGCCTGTGCCATTGGCGGAACACGCCACCGCATGCCACTGCCGGCAGTCTTCACTTCCAGCTTCAGCTTGTTGTAGACCTGAAGCATGAAGAACGCCTGGATGGCCTCTGGCGTGTCGAGGATGATCATACCGTCCTTCGACATCAGACCACCTCAATGTTCGCGGCACCATACTCACGGCACCGTTCGCAGTTGGGCAGATGACGTTTGCGGAAGTCTTCCCACCACTCTTCACCGATGTCAGCATATGCCCACATCGGATCTTCAGCTTGGGCTTGACTTGCCGCCGCCACATCCGGACATTCCGGATCTAGTGGGGCATGCCATCTTGGCATACTTACCTCCCTGGTTCGGTACATCGGCTGACGTACCAGGAAGCCTAGCTGAGCTAGGCAACCTGCTGCGTCACACCATCTCCGAGATCTTGACGCGGAGATACTTCGGCATGCTGCTGCTACTCTCTGAGCCGAACTTGAAGCGCATTACGATCTCACCACGAGTGAGATCCTGCACTTCAACGCTGATCCTGCCCTTGAACTGCGACTGCAGTTCGTGGACAAACTCCTCGTGGTGCGTGGTGAGAAGCTGACACAGCGCTGCTGCGACCAGATCCTTGCTTTGCGGGGCAGCCATCACGCGAGGCTGCTGCGCAGCTTGTTCTTGTACCCGATGCTGTACAGCGGCACCGGCTTGCCGTCGGCAGGACGCGCGATGATCCAGCGCTCGGTGACCTTGATGTTCTTGCCACTGACGTGGACGATCGGGTGATGGGTCTGGAGCGTCAGGGTGAAGAGACGCTTGTCAATCTCCACGCTCTTCTTGCCTGACGACCAGGCATCGAGAATCGCCTGCTGAGGCGTCAATTGCTTCTTGACGCCCATTACCGCAGCCTCGACATGATGTCCTCGATCTGCGCGGACAACTGGCGCTGCTCCGCACGGATCTTGGCATCGGTATGCGTGTCCTTGAAGACCGCCTGCGCCCGGAGGCTCTCGCCCTTCAGGATTTCCCTGACGAGGTCGAACTCACCGGGAGTGAAGCTGACGGTGATCTTGGCTTCTGCCATGCTTACCTCCCTGGTTATAGTGTCAGATGATTCTGAGCACCGGCCATGCCCATCTCTGGGCACAGCCGCTGATCAGAGCTCTCCGTTGGTGTACAGGTCGTACCACCGGTCGATGTCGCCCAGTCCTGGCGGCCAAGGCAGACTGTGCTTCTTGGCGTAGCTCTTGGCGTTCTTCACTGCGCGCTCGTCCCAGTCCTCGTCCTTCCAAGGATGGGCTTCGGGTGCGCTGGCCTCGTCGGCCAAGCTGGCGTAGTCCTCGCGCTCCTCGTCGTATGGCTCTTCTTGCCTGGCCATTAGATGAGGAGGTACTCGGGACCGTAGACCATCAGCGCGTTCATGCGTGCCACGCGCCTGGCGACGAGCCGGCACTGGGCGTCACGCGAGAACGTGTCCCAACCAGGCTCGCCGTGCTCGATGTAGGACGCGCATTGGTCCCACATCTCCTTGATGAACCAGCTGTCCTCCTGCTCCATCACATCGGTCCACCCGTAGGTCGGGCTGCCGGTGTTCCGGTAGAGGCGCTGCTCCTCCCGCGTCAGCGCGGCCCACTCGTCATCGAGCGGTGCCTTCAGCTTCGGCAGTTTGAAGTCCAGTGTGATCTTGTCATACTGGAAGTCAATCGTGATGTGCTTATCCACATCAACCTCCCTGGTTATGATACTCTGTCTGAGTACCAGCAAGCCCACCCTGGTGGGTGAGCCGCTGCTGCTCAGTACCAGTCACGCTTTGGTACGTGTTGCCAGATCATCTCGTCTAGCTCTGCTTGGAGACGATCCTTGTTGATCGGTACGTCGGTGACGCGCAGAAAGAACAGGACGTCGCGAGTCAACTGCGCTCTCGTCTTGCCCGGAACGTACACGTGATCGGGTGCCTTCTTGCTTACCTTGACAATCACGTGTCCGTCATCCGTCAGCGTCAGAGAGTAGGAGACCCTGACCATCAGTATTCGTCCAGCTTTGCTTCGCCACCGCATCTCTTACAGCGGAAGTACGTTGTCATGCCACCGTAAGCATCGACCTCGTGCTTACCGTGCTTGAAGTCTGAGGGATGCGGGCACTCGTCGTGCTGCATCATGAAGTCCTCAGGCTGTGGCCCGGAACCATAGCAGGTCTGCTTGATCTTGTGCGTGACCTGCTCGATCATGTTCTCGTGCCTGGTGCTTACCCAGCCGCCGCAGAAGGAGCAGTGTAGCAGTAGCTCCCATGCTTCGTCGGGTCCGTACCACGGTGGCTCGCGCGTGACCCAAGCGTCATACGCTCTTGCGTCGATGCTTGACACGAGTTACACCACCCTTCTTGAATCGGCGAGCCCAAGCTTCTGCGTTGGTGCGTGCTTCAGCCTCGGTCTTGCCGTAGAAGACACAGATCTCCACGCCGATCTTGAAGTGAAACGGGTGGAGTGTTGCGTGTGTTGGCATACAACCTCCCTGGTTATGGAGCGTGAACTCCGGGTGGGGCACTGTCGTGCCCTGCCCGCAGGTCACTTGTCCAGTGACTTCTGCTGCTTGAGACCTGGATCGTTGCTCACGATCCTCGCGTTGGCACCCTTGTCGCTGCCCGAGCCGTATGCAGTGTAGTTCAGCTTGCGCTGTTCCCTGTACTTGACAGGCTTGCGCTTCGCCGTGCACTGCTTACACGTGCAGTCCGCTGCGTGAGGCCTGAGCTCGGGGAAGTCTCCCCAGAGCGCATCCTTGGCCTGGTCACGGATGTCGCGGATGACCAGAGCGACGCTGTCCTTCTCGCCGGTGCTACCAGACCGCAGCGCTGTGATGTCCTTCAGGCGCTTGCGAATCATGGTGACGAATCCCTCGACGTAGCTGATCTGCCACTCGTCAGGATGCACCGAGACGACGTCACGTGGCGTCTTGCCGATGGTCTTGAGATGCGCCTTGTACTCGCGCAGCATCTTGCCGTTGTCGGCAGTCTTGTAACCGCCAGTGCCGTTCGGGACACGCCACTCAGGATGCCCGAGCCAGATCGCGATGTCGATGTACTTCATGCCGGCCTCTTTCGCCAACATGACATTCTCGCCCATCGTTTTGTTCGGGTCGTACTTGGGCTTGATGTGGTCGACCATCTGCAGGAGCAGATCGGTGAACAACATGTCCAGGTACGAGAGGTCAGACGCCATGCCGTACACAGCAGCGCTGTTCTGCTTGAAGTCCCAGACGCTGTAGCTGCTGTAGCACCGGCAGAAGTCCACGCAGGCCATCCACAGCCACGCGATGTTGTTCCTCGCGTCGATGTGCACGCCGTTGCGGAGCTCTGACCACCAGCTGATGTCCATGTCGCGCCGGACGACCAGCCGAGCGTTCTTGTCCTGGCCGAGCTTCAGCATTGCCTGGTCAATGGCGTACTTCTCCATCAGGAGGTCCGCCTTGGCCATGAATGCTTCCTTCTCGGCAGGGAAGTCGGTGCTGTTCGCCTTGGCGATCAGACCTCTGACTTTCCGCAGGATATCTTCGTGTTCCTGTTCCGTCATGCCTTTCCTCCCTGGTTTGGTAGTGTCTTACGCGGTGCGCCTAGCACACCGGGAAGTCTACCTGTTACGGTAGACTCCCGCTGGGTTAGGCGTCGTCTTGCGGCCAGTAGTCGAGCGAGTTGATGAACCAGCAGATCAGACGCGCTTGCCATCTGAACCGCACGATCTTCAACGGACGACCATGGTACGGATCGAAGATCTCATAGCCGCGTGGCCTGAGAGCCTTCATCAGCTGGACGATCTGGTTGATCTCTTGCGTGTGGGGCATGTTACTCACGATGCCCATCCGCAAAGACGATGGCGTAGATGCCGCCGTCCTTGTCAACGCAGATTCCGCCACGTTCGGCAGCGCAGCCTGGGCCGATGTACGTTGAATAACGTACAGTGACGCTGAAATCGGCGAACTGCTTAGCCTCGTTGACAGCGTCGAGCACGAAGTTCTTGTGCTCATCGCTGAGGTTGTTGAGCGGACTGTATTTACCGCGCAGTCCGTGGACATGAACCGTGCTCATCGCTTCGGCGGCCAGTTACCGCGACGCTTCAGCTGCGTGTACTTGATGAACATCCCCACGGGGATGCCAATCGCGAGCATGATAAGCATGCCTGTCATATTTCCTCCCTGGTTTGTGTTATTCGTGTTGGTGCTTATGGCGCACCGGCCGACCACCTTTAGGGTGGGCAGCCGCTGAGTCACTTCGCAAAGTGGGCAGCGCGTGTGCTTAGCCAGAGTTCGCGTTCCTTGGCAAGCCGTTCCTGTTCCTTGAGTTCCCAGGCTGGGTAGCCTGATGGCTTACTGAAGCCACGCTTGCTGCGCTTGCCCCTGCGCTCGCGCGGCGAGTGGCCGATCTTGCGCGGGTGCTGGCGTTCTGCCATTTCTGTTCCTCCCTGGTTCGGGGTGCGTAAGCACCGGGACGGGGCACCCTGAGATGCCCCTCCCGCTGACTACGCCTGAAGTGCGGCCAGCTTGGCCTGAAGCGCCGTGATGCGCTCAGCCTTCTTGGCAGCTGCCTTCGCGGTGCGCTCAGCCTTCTTGGCCTCGCGCTCGGCCTTGGCGGTGGCCGCCTTGGCCTGGCGCTCCTGGCGGAGTGCCTCGTAGCTCGCCTTGCGCGCTGCGAGCAACGCGTCGGTGAGCTCGGTGACGTCCGTGACCTCGATCTGGAACTTCTTGCCAGACTTGAGGGTGACGGTGATCTTGCTGTTGTTGACGTCGGTGCTCATTTCTACCTCCCTGGTAGTTAGGGTGCGTTTGGCATTGTTGCCTCCGGTCACCAGCAGGGGGCAGGTTCAGCGCAGGGTAGTTCACGCTCAGCCTGCCCCAGCTGCTAACCGTAGGGAGGGAGGTTTTGGCTTCCTAGGTGCCCGTGTCCGCGTCTCGTTCCGCGTCGCTGCGCCTGGCCTACTCCGGTTCGCTCGCGTGCCCGCCGGTTCCTTGAAGCCTCAGCTGCCTACGCTGAGCCGTACTCTGCCGGTGGCGTTCGCGCCTCGTGACGTCGCCCAAATGCCGCCGCGTCCGTAGGTCGCAAACCCTTTCGCCAGGATCGCCGCGACGCGGTCACCGCGTCGTAGCTACCTAGTTGGGGCTGCGCGCCTAGTAACCCCGTTGCTAACCCTGGTCATCCCCCTGGCGCGCGAGCCGAGGGACCATCACGCCTACTAGGGTCAGTCCGTGCCTTGAAATCGCACACGCGTCGCCCGTTGGTGAGGGTGCGACTTTGTGGTACGCGTCGCCCCTACGATTGGTCGTTCCGCCGGAGCAGCACCCCTTTGGCCCGTTGGGGCGGGTCGCCCGCTCGCGCGGTCCCACCGTCCGGTGCCTTCAAACTTCGGCTCCGGCCTGGGCGCCTCACGCGCCCAGCCCCTACATAGTAGCGCGAACCGGACCCCGCGGGGTCGTTTTCGTCGGATTTGGGACATAACTTTTTCAGCGCCGTTGGGCCTTGACCCATAGGCTTGAGGCTATACCTGGGCGCGTCGCTACGGTGGCGTGTACCGTTGGCGCTACGCGACCCATCCGCTAGGCTGGTTTGAGGCTACCTGGCCCACCTGGACCATGACGGCTGGCCGTACGGAGCGTGGTGGCTTGAGGCTCGGCTAGGCGGTACGCTCCCCGGCGGCTCGGATTTGAGCGCTGAATTGTGGCACCGAATCCCTGTGGAATGGTGGGTGGCTGAGTTCTTTGAGGATTGAGGTTGCGAATCCGCTGGTAAATCGGAACTTCTAAGGCTCAAAGCCGAGGGAATGCCTTCGCAAAACGTGGGGAAAAGGCCGCAGAATCCCATGTGTCTATTCTCTCCTGATTTGGCTACGACAAATCCGAATTCTTTGTGGTCACACATGCCATTTCGCATGGCGATTGTCGCAAAAAACTAAACACAAAGGAATCCGAAAGTGCGGGTGCAACGCACAAAAATTGCATTCAGAGATAGTTTCATGGCAAATAGCCGATTTGATCCGAATTATTTCAGTATTTTCGGCCATTTGAATCCGACAAATCCGACAAAAAAGCTTCTGTACTCCTTAGCTCAGTCATCAAATCGTATTTGTCTCTAAAAAAAAACTCGAAACGCAGGTTCTAGCAAATCCATAATCGCATGGAATCCAGATTCACCATTTCTATAGAAAGTAAAGAATCCCATTCCATACACAAATCTCTCGTTCCCGTCGAGTCCAGATCGTCCTCGCGCGTAGGACTTGCGAGCGCGTACACGCGCGGGAGGAGAGCGATTTTCGCAAATGGGTCCAACGTATGCGCGTACACGCGCTCGAGAGAGGAAATCTGCACTAGGCCGCCGCCATCGCACTTTCAGCCCACAAAGACGCTCGAATGCCCACAAAAGAAACTCCGACCGACCCGACTAGCTTTTCACCGCCGGATAAGGTAGACTAAGCCGTCGGTGTTCGGGGTGCTACCCGCTCGGGTCCTGGTAGTGTCCCTGAGCGGTAGCATCCCGGCACTAACGGCACCAAGCGACACTACCAACAGGGGACGGGGATATGAGTCAAGAAGAACCACTGCCGATCACGCTGCCTGATCTCGAACGGCTGCTTTACGAAACTCGCGCGATCGTTCACCAGGAAGGACTGGGGACATGGTTTGAGCGGCGCGGCATGGAGTACGAGACCATGTATCCGTTCTACATGGGCCTAATGGGCGCGGCCACTGAACACATCTACAGGCTGCAGCGACACGGCGATGACGGCACCGATGCGATCTTCGAGCTCATCCTCACAACTTTCCTGCTCGGATGGATGATGAAGGAACAATACGGGAGGGGTAGACCGTGACATTGCACGTCAGGCTGATTCACACCCAGGAAAACGACAAACAAGAGCAAGAAGCCTTGCTGTGGACAGACCACACTTGCGAGAAGCTTCAGGTTGCCCTGCCCTTCGGGCAGCTTCTCACGGTTCTTGATACGGGCGAGGACATCGCCGTCGTCATTCACGAGGCAGACCAGGATGAGAACACCGAACCCGCCGAGTGCGTGTATTCGTGTGTTCACAACGGAACTCCCAACAATATTCACGAACGGGGGGAATGACATCAAACAACAAACGAAGGAGATGAGTTGAAAGCAAAGCAATACCTTCCGCTGGCGCTGATGCTTGCGGCGCTGATGGCGCTCACAGGTGTCATCACGGGTGTAGCATCCGCCGACGTGACAGGTGCAACCGCGACAAAGAACTGCCAGCAGGGTCCTTTTTCTCTGGGGCAGTCCATTCACTGTACCTTTACGGTACAGAACGCCGGTGCATTTCCGGCGACGATCGACGTTCTGACGGAGACAAGCCCGCTTCCGAGCGGACCTACCACTCCGATCACGTGCGTCGGTACCGACAGCGTGACGTACCACACAGGTGACACGCTCCCTCCGGGTGTGACCTGTTCCGGTGCGTTCGACGTTCCTGTCGGGAACGATCCAGCGTCATGTGGAACGCTACTGCGGGATAGGGTCGAGATCGACCTGAGCTATCCGCAGTTCGATCCGCCGCTGACCGCTGGTGCGTTTGCGACAGCAACAACGGCCATCGTTTGTCCGGCGCAAGCGACCGTGGCGAAGACGGCTGACACGCTGAGCAAGCCGACCGACCAGGTGACGTATACGGTCACAGTCACAAACCCGAATGTTGTGGCTGAGGACGTCACGTCCGTCAACGACACGCTCGTCGGGGACATCACGAGTCACTTCGCGTCGCCGCTTGCGGCCGGAGCGTCGGAGAGCTACACGTACCAGCGCACGGTGCTGGCGGGTGATCCTAACCCGCTGGTCAACACCGTGACGGCTGTACTCAGCGATGAGGGTACATCAGCGACGGCAACGGCTTCGGCCAGCACCAAGCTGTTCTACCCAAGTGTTCACGTGACCAAGACGTGCGCACCAAGTCCCATCGAGGTTGGCGGGACGCTTCTCTGCACCATCACGGTCACAAACACGAGCACCGGAACAACTCCTCCGGCGCTTCAACTCGACTCGCAGACTGATACACGGGCTGGGAATCTGGACTTGGTTGGAAATCCGCAGGTTGTTTCCAACAATTGTCTTGCCTCGCTCGCGACCGGCGGTAGCTGCACCATCGTTACCACCGATCACGTCGGCCTGTCCGATCTGCCTGGTCCGGTCGTGGACACCGCAACGGTGCATTACCATCCGCTCGGGTTCACGAACAACATCACGGACACGGCTGCTGCATCGGTGCCGGTGACTACGACAGCGACGATGACGCTGACGAAGTCCTGTTCGCCGGCAGTCGAGAATGTTGGCGACACGACGACGTACACCTTCGTGATCACAAATACGGGTGACGTGCCGCTGACTCGCCAGAGCGTGAACGACACGCTTCTTGGTAACATCGGTGCTGACTTCCCCGCGACTCTTGCTCCTGGGGATTCGGCAACGGTGACCGAGACGCGGGTTGTCCTCGCGGGTGACCCGTCGCCGCTTCCGAACACGGTCACCAGCGTTTACGGCAACTCCGTGGTCAACGTGACGATCACGAAGTCGGCATCGTGTTCTATCGTTATCAAGCATCCGTCCATGACGCTGACCAAGGCCTGCAATCCGCCGTCGGCTCATGTCGGCGATACGGTGCAGTACGGCTACACGGTCACCAACACGGGCGATGTTACTCTGAACCTGAAGAGTGCCACCGATACGCTGCTCGGCGATCTGACCGCTGACTTCCCGGCAACGCTCGCGCCTGGACAGTCGGTGTCGTTCTCTGTGCCACGAGTAATCCTACAGAGCGACCCGAACCCACTACCGAACACGGTCACGACTGTGTACCAGGAAGAGGGCTTCACGGTCACTCTGACGAAGTCGGCTAGCTGCTCAGTGACGATCATTCCGCCCGGTACGGTGAAGGTGACGATCGGGTTCTGGAAGACGCATGCTCCGAAGTCCTGCAAGCAGGGCAACGGCAAGCAGGCGGATGCACTGACCCCGGCTCTCGGTTCGGGATTCCCGCTCGGTAGCGGTTACACGCTAACCGATCCGTGCGTGGCGGTGCAGCTGCTGAGCAAGGCTGTCCTGGGTTCGGGTGATCCCATCGGGAACATGCTTGCCCAGATGGTCGGTGCGGAACTGAACATCAATGCCGGCGGGACAACGAGCGGCAGTTGCTCGTTCATCAACGGCGCTATTACCGATGCCAACACGCTTCTGTCCGCGATCAACTTCAACGGCACCAGCTACACCAAGCCGCTGACGACCGCGCAGAAGAACGAGGCATCTACGCTGGAAGGTCTGTTCTCAAGCTACAACAACGACAGCACGACCTGCTAGCGTAACAAGACTCCCGCTTACCCCAGCGGGAGTGTCTCACCCCGTACCGCAGAGGGGATCCCGGCCTAAACCCACCGGGGTCCCCTCCCCCTTCTCAGCTATACTCACGTCGGTGCCCCGGTGGCCTCCTTTCCGAAAACCCATCGGCATGGATAACTGGGGCACCATTCATCGATGAAGGGAGACAGGCATGTCTCGTGACACAAGAGGTATCCGGGTTGTTAGAATCCCCGGTGGCCTCCACACCACAAAGCCGGGGAGCAGCCGCTGATGTTCAAGCTGACTGGTTCATCCGGCTACCGCCGCAGCGGAGGCAGCAGCACCGTCGCTCGCGTCAGTGCCAGCCGCCTCAATCGCGTCGCGTTCGCTCCTGTGCCCACACGCGGGGCATGGGTGCCCGAGACGATGCAGGAACAGGGGCAGGATTCCAGTACTGCCCGCACGGGTGGTCTGGAGAAGGTCCTGCGCTTCAACGGGATGTAGCAGATGGCACGTAGACGCAAGCCCATCAAGATCAAGAAGAGCAGACAGGGCTCTCTGCGTCGTGCCACAGGCACCAAGAAGGGCAAGAAGATCCCTGTTAGTACTCTGCGTCGCATGAAGAGAAGCAAGTCACCGGCCATGCGCAAGAAAGCCACCTTCGCGTTGAACGCGCGCAAGTGGAAGAAGACAGGCCGGAGGAAGAGGCGATAATGCCTGCAAGATCGCAAGCGCAGCGACGCTGGGCCTACGGCGTGAAGGGAAAAGCGTGGGCAAAGCGTCACCACTTCAACAACAAGGGCAAGTTGCCCAAGCGTGTGAAGCGGAAGCGTAAGTGAACA